GGTCATGCTTAGAGTAACTCCAGAGTTTCCCTGAGATGTTTTGTCTATGATTGAAACTGGAACTATGCCAGTCTCACTGCCAACACTTTGGCATCCACACTCAACGCACATATTACTTTGGGCCTTGTGCTTGTGCCTGGTTTGACATATCCGTTGATGGGAATGCTGCAGCAGGTGCATCTGACAGGTGTAGGTTTAGATCGTTTGATCCTGACTGCTCGCCTGTTTCGTTAAATCCTTTTAAATCTTTTCCGTCTGACATGGTATTACTCCTATAGGTTATTTATTTAAGCGGGACTAGTATTCCGCTTATAGGACTATTATAGCATTTAGTTGATTAGGACTTGTATTGCTCATGCCAGCAATCATCGCATATATCTATGACTGGGCCATTCTGTTTTCCAGAGAGCCTTGTTGCCTTATTATTACAGTCTTTTATTTCGCAAAATCCACTAAACACTACTTAGATCCCTTGGCCTTCTGCCCTCTATAGCCCGTTTTTTTAATATTCATTGAACCTGGCTTTTTTTGGCCGCTTGTATATGTTCCAGCTTGTCTTTGAGCAAGCGCTCTCTGCATTTTATCTAAGTGCTTTCCCATTACTTAATCTTACCGCCAAACTTAGACCATGCTCTTTCGTGTAAAAAGAATCCAACCATTTCGCATGCAGTGTATACAATTGCAAACGTACCAGCATACTCCCAATGAGCTTCGCCAGTAATGGCCTTTTCAAAAAAGTAAACTAATGTGCCAACAAATCCAATATGTACTGCTGGCCAAGTAACTGATTTATAAAAGCTTCTTTTGCTTGATTCCATTATTTTGTTTTCTTAGCCGAAGTCTTCTTGGCTGGTGCCTTCTTGGCAGTCTTCTTGGCTGGTGCCTTCTTGGCAGTCTTCTTGGCTGGTGCCTTCTTGGCAGTCTTCTTGGCTGGTGCCTTCATTGATGATAAAAATGCATCTGCAGAAACTTTTTCAAAAACTGATTCCTTTGGTGTAACCTTTAGCCAACCTAATACCTTTATCTTTAATCTAGTTAACATGATTCCTCTTTTTCTTTTAATTTTCTAATTACGAGAGCTAAAACGTCTTTAGGTCTCCAGTCTGGCGGAAATTCTAAATTTTCCATATCGTTTATTAATTCTTTTAAAACTTTTTTTTGAATTACGTGAAAGTGATCCCAGTCCATAGTATCTATTTTATCATAATAGTATTAATGGGGCAGGCACGTGCACCTGCCCCATTAATAAACTAATTACTTAACGTAAGTAACCTTTGCCTTTGGATTCTTTGCATTCCACTTCTTTGCAAGTGAATTGAAAGCATCCTTGATTGACTTAAGTGCAGCAGCATTATCTGCTGTTAACTTAGCGATAGTTGCATCCTTAGCAAGGACAACTGCATCTGAAGCAGTCTTTGCATCAGCAAGTGCCTTAGCAGAAGCAGCCTTTTCAGCAGCAATGGCAGCAGCAGAAGCTGCCTTCTCTGTTGCTAGTGCAGCTGCAGCATCAGCGTTAGCCTTTACAACTGCAGCATCTGAAATTGCCTTTGCAGCAAGTGCTGCATCCTTAGCAGCAGTCTGTGCAGCAAGTTCTGATACTAGATCACGAACTGCGATTTCTGCAAATGGTGCAAGTGCACGTGCAGGAAGCCCAACTACATCTGCAGTTGTTGCATCTGTTGATGTTGTTGGTGCGAATGTGATTAGTGAGCGTGTTCCAGTTGTTGGAAGTGTTGCCTTAAATGTAGCAACTCCAAAGTCTGAAAGTGTAGCACCAGTTGTTGCTGTTGCTGTGTCTAGTGTTGCTGTTGCAGCAAATACTGTTGCAGTAATTGACTTACCTGATACCTTGTTTCCAAATGTATCTGTTGCAGTTACTGTAATGTCCTGCTTTGTACCAGCAGCACCTGATGTTGGTGCAGAGACTAGAAGAGTGTTAATCTTGCCAGCAGTTCCCTGTACGTAGTATGTAAGTTGTGTTCCACCGTTTGTGATTACAACTGTACCAATTGCTGTTGTCTTTGTGTAAACATAAAATGTTGCTGTTGTTCCTGTACCAGTTGCAACTGTCAAAGATGAAGATCCTGATGTTGCTCCTACTGGTGCAGCAGATGTGTGCAGTGCAGACACGATTGTTGCGTTTGTTGATGTAACAGAAACGCTTGTTCCTACGTCAACTGTTGCAACGAACTTAAGTGCATCAGCAGCATCAACTGTATTGTCTGCAGGGACTGGTAATGATGCTGGTGTAGCAATTGCGGATGCTGTTGTATTAGCAGTTCCGTCCAATGATACAGCAACTGTCATTACAGCAGCACTTGCAGGTGTTGCTACGATTGTGCCCAAAGTCATGGCTGCAACCATGGCTAGTGCGATTTTCTTGAATGAATTCATTCGTTTTTTCTCCTTGTTATATTAGTTTTAAATTGTCAAGAAAGCTCTTGACATCTTCTGGCATTTGCCTGTCTTCTAATTCTACCATAGACTCTTGTCTGCGTGCAAGTTTGTCTGATGTCCCCCACGTATGAATATCTATTTCAAGATTCATTTCTTTTGGAGTATGAGAGATAGCACCAAATACTGCCCCACAAACAGCGTCTGCTAGGTCCTTAGATTTTTTTCTAGGGTGATCAACACGATTACCCTTCATGATTTTTAGCTCTGACATTTCTTCCAGAAGTAAAGGAATCATGGGCATAGCAACACGCTCTTCATAGATCATCATTGCTAAATCTTCGTAGTGTTTTTTTGCAACAGAAACAGTATCAGTTCTTATACCAACACCCTTAAGCTCCTGTTGAATATCAAATGATTGCCAACGGTCAAATGAAACCATTCCAATATTAAAACCTTGTCTTCTAAGGTTTTGAATCCATTGTTTAACTTGAGAAAGATCAACTGGACCTTCTGCTTTTGGTTCCCACCATGCTACTGCATCTACTACAACTATAGGTGCTATTTGTTCATAATCTTTAATTACCTGGATATTTACCCACTTATCTACGTGAGCAATTGCAACTGCACACTTATCGTGTTTTTGTGCAAGGTCAGCATGTACATAATAAATCTTATCTGGATCTGGTTTAAAGTTTTCCGAAAATCTTCTAAAGCTGTCAACTGGATTAGTTAATGTCATGCACTTAATAAGTTTATCTTTTTGTTTAAAAAATGCATCAGATGCAAATGTTGGTGTACATAAGAAACGCATCATTGCATCTCCTAGGTCTGTTAAGAATGCAATCTTAAAGTCATCAATCTTTCTTGTAGGATTAACATCCCATGTTGGACGCTTTAATGCAAGCACCTTTGGAATCTTGTAAGATAATATATGATCTTCCTCCCAAGATATTTCAAAAGAATTGTCTGGATGATCTACTGGTAAATCTTCATTGATTATAAACTTGTGAGTCTTGTCTATTATTTCTTTTTCAGCAATAACTGCATCATAACGTTGAGAAATAAAGTCTCCTGGATATCTGGGGAATGAAAGAAGAACTACCTTACCAAGGTCAGGGAAACGAGAATCTACCGTACCACGAAAAGCTTTATAGATATTATCAGCGGTCTTACCCTGCTCATTGCCTGTTGCTACCTCTGATGCAAAACCAGAAATTTCATCAAGCACTGCCATGAATAAGTTCAAACCCTCATGTGATTCTCTTTCTGAGTGGCCAGAGTAGACTGTGATTGACTTATCAAATTCAATTGAGTCTGCCTTTGGATAATACTTTCCTGCAAACCATGGTGATCTTTCAATCTTTGATTTAAAACCTTTAAAGAAAACGTTCTTTGCTTGCTGAGCATTAATAGCAACGTTAATAATATCAATAGCATCTCCTGCAGGCTTGCCATAATACATGGCAGGTTCTTTTAGACATAGCATTTTATATACTACATATGCACATGCTACTGTTGATACGAAGTCTTTTCCAGATCCCTTGCCAAGTTGCAAAATAATTTCATTCTTTGTATATTTTTTAAAGTATGCTTCACCATCTTCACGAATATCTATTACGTCTTCTTTACGATAAATCTGGCTCATTGCTTCTACAATGTCATACTGAATATCAGATAGAGGTGGCTGTCCAAGGTAATCTGGAGACTCAACAAATGTTTTTGCGTCAACTGGTGTCTCAATAAAATGGTTTTCTTTGAGTACTTCTAAGAATTCTTCAAACACCACTATGACCAAAACCCAACTATTACATACTTTGTTCCAGAAATAATTGGTTCTGCTGAATGAGAAAAATCACTTGAAGATGGAAAGATAATTAAAGTATTTTTTTCTGGTTTAAGAGACAGGTTTAATTTAGTAAAAACTATTTCTCCACCTAAATAATCATCATTTACATATAGAAGTGTAGATATTTTTCTTGGAAATTCTTCTGTTGTATCTGTATGATCAACAAAAAACTGACCTTCTGTATATCTAACCAGCTGATATGACCTATTTGAAATTAATATGTTATTTTTTTTAGCATATTCATGTACAAAGGGCTCAACATTATTAGCCAAATATTCCTGAGTTTTTTCTGATAGCATTGCTGAAGAGCAATTTCTTACATCCTTATTTTTTACATTATCTAAATACTTATATCTTGAGTGGGCTGCTTGTGCTTCTAAAAAAACATAATCTGGGTAAGAGCATACATCATCAATTAAAGTAATATCTTCTATCTTATTAATAAAAAGTTTACTTAAATCACTCATCAACAACCTCTGAAACAATTGTTAACACTTGACCTTCTTTTGCAATAGCAGATAGCCTTGTCATAATTATATCTCTTACTTCTGGATGAGAAGAAGCAAGATCTCTAAGTATTCCAACTAGAACCTCTTGACGACGCTCAATCTCAACCACTTCTTCTGCAAGCTCTTTATTCTCAAGCAAGCCAGCTTTTTGAAGCATGTCAATGCGCTTAGACTCAATATCCATAACAAGCTTTATTGCACTAGTCTTTGCACTAAGGTTGTTAGTCATAGATGCTTCATCAATAACTTCATAGGACTTTAAGATTAATTTACTGTAGTGTGCATCTGCTCCAGCAAGTGCATCCTTTGCACGGGCACGTATTGCAACATTATTAGATGTTTTTTCTTTCCACTCATCAATATATGCTACAACACGAGTTCTTGGAATTGCTAACTCTTTAGATATGGTTGTTGGATCGCTACCCTTTAGGTATTCACCAACAACATCATTCATTACATCAAGATGTTTGACTAGATCTTCTTCAGTTGACATATTTGCCTTCTAGTCTATTAATTTCATCTTTGATATAAAAGATTGCCTTTTCTAGATCTTGTATCGTTTTAGATTCATCTTTAAGCCCTGCTCTCCAAAGGTACTTGAAGGCATTACCAACATTAAAGTTGCGGTGACGAGTAATCTCTATGCACTCTACTCCAGAAGGATCTGTTGTGTAATGTCGTGGATGATTTACTTGGTCAACGGTAATGTTTAGATTATCACTCATCTTCTTCATCATCTTCCCAGTCAAATGCTTCAGGCATACCTTTTAGTGCTGTGACAACATAGGTTAATCCAACAGCACCTGCTACGCCTAGTCCAATAACAACCTTCTGTATTTTATTCATCGTCTACTCTTTCTTAGTCCAAATTTAGCAAGGTAAACATAGATAGTTTCTACGCTTGCCCCACATTCTTTTGCAATTTCTTCTGGAGACTTCTTGTCAATAACAAATCTTTTTTTTAGCCATACTTCTGATGTATATAGTTTACCAGACATGATACTACTTGTCAAACCCTATTGCTTTGTCCCAGTTAGACAGGGCCCAATGTCCAATACCGCAAGCATCTGCGACATCGTTATCACTAATAGTTCTATCATAAATAGTATTAATAAATCTAATTGTTCTTTCTTTTCTAAGATTTCTTTCATAAGACTTATACCAAGATACAGACTTTCCAGGGTTTGAAGACCTAATAATTAGCTGCTCCTCTTTTGATATCTTCTTGTTGCCAATAAAGTTTTGCCATGTGATTGGAGATACCTTGCCTATAATTTCTGTTCCACTTTGCCCTGCTGATCCAAGAATAGCTCCCTGAACTAATGCAAGATCTGCAGCAGTTTTAGGACTATTCATAAAGACTGTATGCTCAATAATGATTGCCTCAAAGCCACCATATATATCAAAAAAAGCTTTTACTTTTTTACCTGCATCCATAACCTTTTCATATGTATCACGACCTTCAAAATTAATCTTACCAACTGTTACTATGCTTTTTGTAAATGTATCAAAGACTGAAAATGCAAGACTGTTTGTGCTTGCATCAATAGCACAAATTCTTTTAGGCATAATAGGAACACCCCACTTACTCTTGTTCATATTCAAAAAACCCCTTTATTTGTTTTAACATCTTGTCTACAGATTTTTTACTTACATTACAATTTGCACAAAACCCAGAGTCATTGTAGATAGAAAGGGAAGTATTGCATCCGCCAGTGCATCTGCGATCTTTTCCCTTTCTTTTTTGTCTACGAGTTATCTGATATCTTTCGTGAATCTTTTCTTTTGTTGCGAAGTCCCTACATTCAAGGCTGCAGTAAATTTGATAACTGACCTTTGGGTTAAACCTAACATCGCATACGCTACAAAGTTTCACTCAATTCCTCCAGCGAAGCTATCTTAACTACGCCTACGCCTGCTTCATCACATGCTTTTTTAATTGGACAGTTTTTACAAACCTTAGAGTTTGATCTGTAGTTCTTGGTAGGCATCTCTTTAACTTCCCAAGACTTACGAACAACTCTCATCCACTCAAAAGCTTCATCAATCCATTTACGGTAATGATCATTTACTTCTACTGGAATTACAAGAAGCTCATGGTTGTTTTTATTCTCATAAATAAGAACTCCCTTAGCTTTCTTTAGAATCTTCATATAAATAAGTATCTGTACAACGTGACCCATCTTAGGCTTACCTGTACGCTTACGATATTCAAATACTTCATTGTTAGTAGTCTTAACTTCAACAACTACTTCTTCGCCTTTCCAATTAATAAAGTTATCTACGTAACCAAAAATTGGAGGATCGTCATTAAAAATTTTAAACTCTGAGTCAATTGAAAGCCCAGAGTTTTTAAATGCTTCTTCAATTCGTCCATGTGCAAGTGTTCCATTGCTCATATTTGCAACTGCATAAGGATCTGAATTGTCTTCAAACACTGCTCCCTCAAATGCAAGGTACCAATATCGTGGACATTCTCCATGGCCGTAAGCAATAGTAGAAGGACCAAAAGTCTTCTTCTGTGTATGCTTAGGCTCACGCCCTACAAGATATCCTGCCTCAATAGCCTTTACAAGCTCTCTAGCATCAATAGCTGCTGGTGACTCAACCTCTTTAATCATTATTTGCTGTAGTAAATTTTTTGTCATTATATTCCTTTGTTTATATAAGTATACCAGGTTAGCGCATAATATATTTGAGTGCTGATACCAAGTTGTTGATTGATTCTGCTGCCGTGTAATAAATGTTCTTTTTTGCCCTGTCATTTTTGTCAACATTAGCCATCCAAGTTGCCTTGAAAGCCATTTTTGCTGCTATTGCTTGAAGCCTGACTATCTCTACTGTTGCCACATTAAGTGGAATATCTGGCTTAATAATGATCTTAGCAATGAAGGTTAGCGCTGCCGTTAGCTCTTCATCCTTCATATAGTCTGCTATTTCAGATAATCCATCTACCATCTCTATTGTTGTTTGTTGTTGTTCACTCATTTTCTTCTCCTATCAATTGTTCCATTATTTCAAATTCAGTTATCATTAGTCTTACCTTTGAGTTTCCATCACCAAGTACTACTAGTATTGCTGGGTCATTTCCATTTCTTATGGCATCTGTAACAGCTTTAGCCCATACATCTTTATTTAAGGTAAAGGACTTAGAGCACTCTTTAAAATCTACAGTAAAGTTTTTCCATGTTGCATCTCCCTTATGGGTGTTGCGACCAGAGTTCTTGTGCTGCTTGGCACCTATCCTTTTACTCTCAGATCTTTCGCTCAAAGTCTTTCCTTGTCATAATAAGTGGGACCTTGGATAAATGCTTTTGACTGCAAAGCCATGTGAGGTCAGCGCTATCTAGCCACAACCTTAAAGATGTAACTTCTTCATTACATTTTTTACATGGAAACTTTCCAGAGAATATCTTAAATTTTTCAGACATTTAAAATTTTATTCTTTATTGTCTCTTGAAGGTCTAGATCTTCTCTTACTCTGTTTACAAAACCATCACGACCCTGTACTTTTGAACCATCTGGCAATACATACCAAGCTCCAGTGCGTTCTACTATTCCCATCATTTCAGCCGTATCAACAAGATCACCAATGCTATCAATACCAACATTATCTCCCCTGAAATAAAAGTCATACTCGCCAGACTGAAAGCCAGGAGAAGTCTTAGAAAATTGGAGTTCCCAGCGAATCTTGCGACCAACCTTTTCTTCAATGAGTTTATCTCCAACATGAATCTTTCCTTTAATTGCTTGATTGTCGGATTCCGATGAAAATAATTTAATAACCGTAGAAGAATAGAACTTAGTAGCCTGACCACCAGTAGGCTGCTGGCTAGTATACATAGCACTAATATTATTGCGAGATTGACTAATAAGAACAAGCATAGTAGGCTTAACCTTATTGTTAGCATAATTAAGCATTTTCCAAGCGTTGCTAAAGTCTCTAGACTCTGCACCAATCTGTTTGGTATTTTCAAGTTGTTTAAGTTCATCTGAGTCCTTTTCAAAATAGATTGCTGGTAATAAAGAAGTTATAGAATCAATAACAATAATATCAACTCCTGCATTCATAAGATTAGTTCCAACATCAACCATCTCATTAATTGTACGACATTGAGAAACAATAAGCTTTGAAGAATCTACGCCAAGGCTTTCTGCCCACTTCTTGTCATATGACATTTCAGCATCAATCCATGCACAAATCTTTCCTTCCTTCTGTGCTAGACCTATCATCTGAAGGCACAGAGAGGACTTTGCAGAGGACTTAGAGCCCCATACCAGTACTTGACGACCATAAGGTAATCCACCGTTTAGAGCACGGTTTAAACCAAAGCTGGGTGTCTCTGCATACTGTGTTGCTGGGATAGTATCTCCAGCCATTACTGTCTTTCTAAGCTTTGGGCTAAGCTGAGCCAATACTTCTTCTACTGTTACCATTAGAATCTTACCCCATGCTTCTTTGGCCTATCTTGATTCTTTTCCATCTTTTGTTTGACTGCAGAGTCCAGTGATTTAGTTACATACCCTGCTTTTAGCATACCTGCATAAAGATCTAGAGTGCGAATAATAATGTCCGCAAACTCATCTGACAGCTGGCTTGGCTCCATATCTTTTCTTAATGCTTCCATTGCTTCAACAACTTCAGACACAATCATCATCATTTGTTTTGTTACAAAGATTTCATCTGCTGGTCTATCCCAAAATCCTTTTTCTACTGCATTTGCATGTATCTTCTCTGCTAAAACATCAAACATTTTCCACCTCATTCATTGTAACTGTTCCATCCTTTGTTTTTCCAAAATCAAATTTATATACACTGCCTTCTTCAATCTTCATGTAAGCTTTAGCAAACTGCATTGGAAAGACAACAATTGAATGCATCTCTCTGCCTGCATCTGCAACAACTAAAGATGCCATCTTCTTGCCAGCCTTAGTTACTCTTGGCTTAAATGAAACTACAAAGTGTTCTCCTTCTTTGTATGGCAACATCTTGTAATTTAAAAACTTTACCAAAGAGCTTTTAGATCCTTTTATTTCGTCAGCAGGTACTGCAGATACAATCCTATTATCACTTGCAAGAATAAGATAAGTACGACCAGTCTCAATAGTCGTATTTTCGTCATCAAATACACCGACACTACCAGTTTTGTCCAAAATTTCAACTCGTGACCATCCTGTTCCTCGCTTAATTGATTTTACCATACCCAACAATACAAATGATCCAGTCTCTTCGTACTCTTCAACATCATTAATGTAAGCATAATAATGTTGTGGAATAGATGTATTGAACTCAGGAAGGTTAAGATACTCGTATAAGTTTTCTTTAACTTCTTGTGGATTGGCTGGATTGTCTGGAAATGTAAGTGCTCCTACACATTTCATTGCCTGTAGTGCACGGCTATTTACTCCGTTACCTTTTGTAAATGTAAACTCTTCAACATCTTTATATGATGCAAATGGGCGACCTGCAATATATCTCTCAGCTATCTTGTCAGATATATACTTAATACCAGTTAGTCCAAACCGAATACCCTTGCCTTCAATCTTAAAGTCAATGTCTGAATCATTAAGGTGAGGAAGCTTTACAGGAATACCCATACGCTTTGCCTCAATTAGATACTCTGTTCTTCCATCTTTGTCTTTTTCATTCTTAAGAAGTGCAAACATAAACTCTAGTGGATAGTGGTACTTTAACCATGCTGTCCAGTATGATAGTGTTGAGTATGCTACTGCGTGAGACTTATTAAATGAGTACCCTGCGTGAGCCTCAAAGTCATGCCATAGATCTAACGCATCATTTGGCGAAAGGTATTGCGAAGCACCCTTAACAAATTGATCCTTGAATACATCAAATTCTTTAGCATCTTTTTTCTTTCCAATGATCTTTCTAACTTTATCTGCTTCCGACATGGACATACCGCCAAGCTGTACGCATGCTTGCATAACTTGTTCCTGGTAAAGAATACAGCCATAAGTTTCCTCCGTAAATGATTTCATAACTTGGTGCTTATAATCAATGTTCTCACGACCATGTTTACGAGCAATATAAGACTTACCAATAGTATTCATAGCACCAGGACGAACTAAAGCATTTGATGCTGCAAGTTCAGCAAGGTTCTTTACACGCATCTTAACTAGAAGGTTTGTGTATGGTGCTGCTTCACACTGAAACACGCCCTTAGTGTATCCGTCAGAGAGCATGTTATAAACGTTTGCATCATCCATATCAATCTTTAATAAATCAATTTTTGTTCCTTCACGCTCTTTTATAATATCAATACAGTCTTTAAGTACGCTTAAGGTCTTTAGACCAAGAGCATCAATCTTAATCAAACCAATGTTTTCTGCTTCACCCATATCAACTGCCACTACTGGGATTCTTTCATCTTGACCAGTTACTGATCTTGTTTCTAATGGTGCGTACCTAAATATTGGATCTTTACTTGTTACAACTCCTGCTGCGTGAATTCCAGTACCGCGGATTCTACCACGAAGCTGGTCTCCGTAGCGCTCCACCTCTGGATACTTTTCTCTAAACCAGTAGGTATTCTTTGATGTGCAGAAGTCATCCCATGTATCAACAACCTTGAGTACCTTGTTAACATCTGGCAAAGGAATGTTTAAACATCTTGCAACGTCTCTTACAACACCCTTATCTTTAAACTGTAAGAATGTAGCAATAGATGCAACGTGTCTGTATTGTCTAACCAGATAATCTTTTACTTCGTCACGACGAGTGTCTTGAATATCTGAATCAATATCAGGAAAGTCGTTACGGTCTGGATTAATAAATCGGAAGAACAAGAGGCCATGCTTGATTGGATCAATGTCTGTGATGCCAAGTGCATAACACAACAAAGATCCTGCTGCAGAACCACGACCTGGACCAACCATAATGCCCTCACTCTTTGCCCAGTTAAGCATGTTACGAACAACTAGAAAGTACGGACCAAAGTTTTTCTCTCCAATAATTTCTAACTCTTCATCAAGGCGTGCAAGGTATTCTTCGTTCTTGTCTAGCTTTCTTTCCTTAAGGCCTTCAATAGCAAGCTTTTTAAGTTCATCCATAGGCTTCTTATACTGTACTGGAAGAAGATCTAGGTGTTCTTTAATATCGTACCCTTCAACCTTGTCGGCAATCTCATTGGTAGAAACAAACATGTCTTCACGATCAATGCCCTGCTTTAGCATTGCATCTTTCATCTCATCATATGATAGAAGATGGATGTCAAACTTATTAAAACTCATCATACGATCTGCGCCATAAAGATAGTCAAGACGATCCATAAAAGATTCATGCTTTTTTGACTTATCATAGCTTACATCTTTTTGTAACTTGGCGTGAGTATTAAGAAGAAGCATAAGTTCTTGTACTTCTTTTTGACTTGTGTCAGAGTGATGACAGTCTGGTGTTACAACAATCTTAACCTTTGCTGCATCAGCAAGTTCAATGATTCCCTTGTTAACTTCTGAAGGGTTGTGTGGCATTACCTCAATATAGTAATCATCACCAAATTCTTTTTTAAACCACTGTATGTGCTTCTTTGCAGTTGCAAGCTCACCTAGTTCAACAGCTTTTGCTATCCAACCACTAAGGCATGCAGATGTAACAATAATTCCTTCTTTATACTTTGCCAATGTTTCAAAATCAAACCTTGGCTTACTAAAAAAACCATCTGTCCAAGCAATTTCATTAATCTTATTAAGGTTTTCTAAACCTAGTTGGTTCTTGGCGAGAAGAACTATATGATGATAATTTTGGTCAAGAGGATCTGGACGATCTGCCTTTCCTCTCTTGTCCGCCATATTCGTAGTCATATAGCCTTCTACACCAAGTATTGGCTTAATTCCATTTGCTTTTGCAATACGGTGCAGTTCCCTATGCCCAGATAAAGTACCGTGGTCAGTAATGGCAATTGCTGTCATTCCTAACTCAACTGCACGGTTCACGTATTCTTCTGGAGTAGCAACACCATCCATTAAGGAGTAGTGTGTATGGACATGTAAGCCAACGTAGTTCATCTATTACCAGTCAATATTTGCTGATGATGAAGATGAAGGAGTATCAAAGCCTAAATAAAAGGCTTCTTGTTCTGCGTATGGAACCTTGTTAAGTGCCTTCTCCAACGGATAAGGTTCAATCCCTGCCCAATCAAATGGAGCAGCATCTGGAGAACTTGGAATAAGTGTATAGCTTGTTTCAGTACCCTGACCATTACGCTTTACTTTCCAAGTAAGATTTGAGATGCTACCTGTTTCAAGTGCATACTCACGAATAGTATTAAATGCAGATTGCTTGCTAACGCCCATGTTCCAAATTGCAACATATGGTGCATCAATGCCGTCATCTACAAGAACGTTGCAATAAAAACGAAGACGTGCACGCCAGCCAGCCTTCATATCCTTGCGGTGCATTTCTTCTGCCCAGTCACGACCTTCTGATTCCATAGTATCTACAGCCTTACGCTTGTAGTCCTTTGGATTTGTGTGTTCTGACACAACTAGTGCAAGTCCACGTGCTTCATTATAATTTGCTGAATCTTCATCAAGTTCTTCAATAAAGCGAATCTTTACTGCTTGACCATCTGCGATCTTAAACCAACGTACCTTTGCACCTGTGCCTTCAAACTTTGGCTTGTCTACTAATGCGTTAATGTTTTTTAATCCTTTTACAATTGCCATTTTGTCATGCTCCTTTTTTTGTTATTGTTTTTATTTTAGCATAGATATGATTGAATTGTCAAACTGGAACTCCAGCTTTTTAATCTCATCATCATCCATGTCTCCTATGTCTTTATATTTTTTGTCTAAACTAACAACTGTTACAAGAGATCCTAACTTTTCAATTAGCTTATCTTTCATAATAGCGCCAGCTTCATCGTTGTCTGCAATAAGTACAACATTGTTGAAGTACTTTTCTAATAGTCTGATCTGAGATACAGACACATTAGCACCCAGCGTTGCAACTGCTGGAAAACCTACTTGATCTAATCGTATTGCATCAAAAGATGATTCCACTACATATACTATACTAGAACTCTTGACCCTATGCAAGTTAAACAGAACCTTACTTTTTGGAAGCCCTGGTGTATTCTTAAACTCTTTACCTTCAATTGTTCTAGCAACAAAACCAATACACATTCCGTCAGGTGAGTGCACTGGTATGGTTATAGAACCTTGCTTCTCAGAGTATCCTAAGTCAAACTTAATAACTGAATCTTTAGTAAGTCTACGACCATTAAAATAATTCATTGCTCGTGGTGTATCAATTGCTTGCTTGTTTAATCTTTTAATTAACAGTTCATCATACTGGACAAAATCAGGTGGTGCATATAATGCTTTTCCTACAATGGTTTGTATATCAGACTGATGTTCTTTGCCTTTGATATAACGTACTGTTTCAAAATAGGATCTATTAGAAGTAAACATTATTAACTCAACAAGATTTTTTGTTACCTGACATCCAAAACAAAAGAAAAGTCCACTATCCTTTGCTACTTCACCAGCAGGTGTTCTGCTGTTATTATGATATGGGCAATAGATAATAAAATCATTACCAAACTCAGCTTCAATATCCATTCCTGCACCATTGAGAACACGACGAATCTGCTCTTCTGTGTAAATCTCTTTACTTACCATCTTCAAAATCCTTGTAACGATAGTAGCCCTTGTCAAAGTCACACTGGACTAGAAAGTCTCCCATAAAACCATTACGGTTTTTTCTGAAGGCACACTCAATAATATCGCTATTGCTTGCACGACCAAGTGCCATAACCCAGTCAGCATCATAGGCAATCTGTCTTGACCAAGCAGTCTGTGCAAGTGTAGGAACACTAGACATATCTTTAACATCATCAGGTGTTGCAGATGATATAGCAATGATAGGTACTTCTTCACTAATAGCCATAAGCTTTAGTTCACGAGAAAGATTTTTCATCTTTACCGTTTCGTTATCAGCCTTTTGGTTTGGACTCATCAGTTGAAGATAATCAACCACAACAAAGTCTGGCTTATACTGATCTAGTTTTCCACGGATTACAGAAGGAGTTACCTCACCACCAGAGTCATTAGAGATAATATGGAAGGGTGGGCGACCATTAATTTTGTCTGTATGCCACTTCTTCATCATGTCAAGTTCAACTTCACCATTTGAAAGTTTGCGGTGTGACCAAAGACCTTCGCCCATAATAGTAAATACACGGTTGCGTACTTCTGTCTCGCTCATCTCAAGAGAGATAATAAGGGGTGTCTTACCCTGTTTCCAGGCCTGTACAGCGAAGTACAGGGCCATCCATGACTTTCCTATACCTGGGTATGCTAAAAAGACTCCTAGCTGGCCTGGCATAATTCCAGAAGGTAGATAGTTATCAAATCCTGGAAGCCCTGTTTTAATACCACGCTTTCCTAGTGCATTTTGTTCTTTGACATTTTCAAAATATGCAATAGCAGAATCAATATCTGTTGCATCAATATCACGGATAGATGCTGTATTTTTCTTTAGTGTAGATGTCTTAGTAATTAGCTCTTCAAGTGCCAACACTCCTTGGCCAGACTGTACCTCAGTTGCAGCGGATCTTAATATATCTTTAAGAGTATCATTTAAATACTCGGTCTGTAATTCTTCAAGGTGGTGTTTTGTTGCACCAATATCTTTGATTATTTCAAAATCTCTAAATCGCTCTACTACCAAAGATGAAGGTGGTACTGTTCCATTATTTTCTGCATATAGACGAATAAAATTCCATACGTCATTATGGGTTCTGAGCAGTGTCTCTACATTTGCCTGTAATAATACATGGAGCTGCTTGTCTTGTAATACCGCTGAAATTACTTTAGCCTCTGTATTATTCACTTAGCCACTCCTTTGCTTTTTTCCTGCGCTCTTGTCTGTCTTTTATGTCTTGCTCTACATCTAGTTTACCATTAAGAATCTTTTCTGCGTTGTAAGCAAAATAGTTCCAGCTTGTTTCTTGTGCAACAGAAAAATAATAATCCAGCAACTCATAGCACTGTGACATTCCATATGACTCAACTAGTCCGTCTGCTGCCCACTGTTCAACATTTAAATTTAAGGATGGCTTTTGCTCATATTTTGCTGTATGCAATTTTGAGTATCTACTAAGCAAAGCCATTCGGTCTTTGCGTTCAGCCATTACTCTGAAATTTCAGATTTTGCTTCTTGAATTTTTTCAGTAAGCTTATCTTCAACAAACTTGTATACACGCTCAAAAGTTTGATTGATGCTTTCTCCATTACGTGCTGAGTCAACAACGCCAAGATCAAGCCTAAGTGATTGAAAATTTCCTAAATTAAGAGTATATCCTAGTGTTACATTTACCTTTGTATCTTCGTTTTCCATTACCCACCCATTTCTAAATTATATAGACTCATTCCACACTGGAATAAATCGTCCATCTTCTGTTCTCGTATATGTAAGTATACCGTCTCCCATTCGCCTTGTCAATTCTTGGCTTGTAGGAGTCATGTTGTTTGTTATTAATTTGTCTTTTCTTGGTTGTCCAATATGTATACTTGCAAGTATAGCACGTATCTCCCTAACGTGTGATTCAGAGTAATAGGATCTAATTTTAAATCCTCTTTCTCCATCAAGCGTTGCTCCAATTGGTGCGGGTATAACTCCTCGTTTAATTAGACTTGGAATATATTTCCTATGCCTATTGATAAGTTTAGCTGTTTCTGATACACTATATGCACGCTCACGATTTTTTTTAAAGTCAGCAAGCAGACATGTTTCTAAACGATCTTTAGTTATATTATAGAATGTAACCATACCAGTAGAACGTGTACTATGATAAACCCTTACAAGGTCACCATTAATAAACCAAACCTTAACCTTACCTTTTATTACAGGTTCGTTATTGTATGCTTGGCTCTGGATTTTTCCTTTTGAAGTATCCATTTTCCCTCTTTGGTTGCCGAAGGTGGATGATAAAATTTTCTATCACCACATGTAATACAGGCTGTTTCTAAATGTTCAGCAGTTGTGTACTGTCTATCCACAAAGACACGACCTTTGCATCTTTTACAATTTAGCATTATGTCCCTATGGTTAGTTAGCTATTTTTTCTTCAAGACTATTTGAATAATCTTCTGCTGCTGCTTTCTTTTCTTCTTGTTCCTGAGAATATTGAGTTATCTCTGCTCTTAGAACGGCAATCTGTGTTTCATAGTTAGATACTAATTCACCAATGCGTTGCTGTAGTGCCATAATAATAAGTTCTGCTTTATTTTCCATTTTTCCACCCCTTGTTTGTTATACTAAAGAATTTAATTCAGCATCTAGTGCTGAAAGCTTGCTGTCATGGTCTGCTATTTTTGCTGTTAGAGAATCAATTGTATCTTGGTCTTTATTCAAGACAGCGTTTTCTTCAATGAGAGATACTGTAAGGTTATACTTGCTATACTCAATAGCCCTCTTGTGTTGATTAACGACAGATATTTTGTCTTCATTGCTAAGCTGTACTGTCATAAGATTACGCTACCTTTGCTAATTCTGCTAAAACAGCATCAATTTTTAGATTAGTTTGATCTATCTGAAATTCAAGATCATCAATCGTGGCTGCTTTTGGTTCTGGAACTGCTGATTCTTCAACAAGATTAATTTCAAAATGAAACTTAGAACGTTCTAAATTCTTTAGTCGTTGATTGATAATCTCAGCTTTTTCTGCATTTGTTAGTGTGTATGCCATTATTGCTCCTTATTGGTAGTACCTATTAAGTATATCATATTGATTTGCCATATCCACATTTATATGGTCATCATCAAACTGTTGAGAAGGTTGTTGTAGCAGATGCCGAGGTTCCAGTCTGGTTGGCTGCTGAGTAAACGGTTACCGTAACGGAATAAGTTGTTGGACCAGTTAATCCAGTAAATAGTCTGGATGTAGCAGTAGCACCAACTGATCCATTAAGAGCTGTAGAAGGAGAGGTTGTAATAGAATATGAAAGCTGACCAGTGGATGTCCAGCTTACAGTTCTTCCAGTCCTGGATGTTGTTCCACTAACTGAAAGATTAGAAATTGTTGGTGCTGCAACTGCAAAGCTTGGGAAGAACGGGAAGAATGGTGGGAAGAAAGGTGGGAAGAATGGAGGGAAGAACGGTGGGAAGAACGGTGATTCAAAAGTTGGGAAGAACGGGAAGAACGGTGGGAAGAATGGTGGGAAGAATGGAGGGAAGAATGGTGGGAAGAATGGAGGGAAGAATGGTGGGAAGAATGGGTTTACAGAAGGATCTCCAGTGACTGCAGTGGTAATTGTTGTTTCTCCCTGATCTATGCTAGATGGCTGTGGAGCAAGGAACATCAGCGTAGTAGATCTTGGTGAGTATCCTCCAGCAAGGCTGGTTGGGGCAGATGTATTAAAATTAACACGGTATCTACTAGCATTAGTTGGCATACTTGGATAGCTTGTTACAGCAGATCCATTATTTACAAATGCAAAGGCATTAGCTTGAACAACATATCTTTGTATAACATACATATCAGCATACTGTTGTCCTGGATAAAATTTTGCTTCATACTCCATTATATTTGCTGGGGTATTATATTGATATCCTAACCACCTTACTACATACGAAGATGCATCTCCCCAATAATGCAGAGATGTTTGTTGCATATCTCTTGGCATTACAGCAAAAACTAAACCCGTTGTACTAGTTACTGCATCTGCTGTATTTGCAGTTACTGCACTAGATGTACCTAAGCTTATGTATCCATTGGTAGATACACTTATTTTATTTCCCATTGCAAATGTGTAGGTTGCTGAGGTTGCTGATCCTGATGTCTGACCTAAACCACTGTTATATCCAGTTCTACCTGTTGTAACAGTTACAGTTGCAGATGCTCCAGCACTAAGTCCAGTAACAGTAAATGGATAATTGCTACCACTTGGAGTTCCCCAAGAAACACTGCCTGAATTTGTTGATATATCCCATGTAGTCCAGGAAGAATTATAGTTATTTACAAAACCAGTAAAACCTGTGGATGTTGATGTATTAGTTCCAAATGTTGGTACTAGTGCAGATCCAGTAGCAGCAGATAGTGTTTGTGTAGCTGAACCCTGGTTGTATGCAGGATTGGTTGTAGTAACTGTAACAGTAGCTTGTTGACCTGGAGTAAGTCCAGTTACTGTAAATTGATAGTTACCAGTATTAACATTTCCTGGTGCCCCAAATGAAACAGATCCAGCAGATGTTGATATTCCCCATGTAAAGCTATTAGAGAAATTAGAAATATTTCCAGTCCACCCATCTGCATTTATTGTATATGTTGCAGAAAATGTTGGTGTGTATGCTGCCAATAGAGTACGTGTTACAGATCCAGATCCTACTGTATCTGTTACTACTGTTGCACCTGTTGCAGAAGCAGTTGATGCTAGTAAAACTCCAGTTCCTACTTGATTAAGACTTGGATATACGGTGATACTCTGAAGGGTAACTGTATTAGCACTAGTTGCAAGCAGTACCTGCGGATTTGCGTCAGAAGAGTTTCCATTATAAACTTGCGTGCCTGGAATACCACTTACTGAATATAAAATTTTATGGCTTTGTGCATTTGCTTGTGCCCATGTTGCAATAACACGTGGTGTATTTGTTGCTCTAATTGTTACGTTTGCTGTTCCAGTAGATGTAACTGTAAATGTATCTGATGTTGCTAATGATGAAGGGTTTCCTGGAGACGTTCCACCTGATCCAGCACCAGTTACAGTAAATATTCCTGATGCTGCACTATTAGCTCCATTTGCCCATGTAACATTACCTGTGTTTGATGGTGGTGTATTATACACACTTATACTTGTTGCAGCAGATGGGGCTAAGGTTGCATTTGAAATAGATATATTATTTATTGTAGGCGATACAACTGTAACTGCACTTACATAGGCATCACCTATTCTAAATGCTCCTGATGCTGAGTTTATTACATAAAGTCTAAAGTCATATGTTCCATTTGTTAAGCTTATAGTTCCTGAAGATGATGTGGGTATTACTGTTGTCCAAGTTGTTGAAGAAGATAGCTTATATCCTATTTCAATACTAACTGTTGGATCATCTGCAGAGTATGAATATGAGTATGAAACAGATGAGTTTCCACCTGTAACAGTAAAAGAGTTTACAACTGGTGTTGTGTAAAACACAACATTGTTAGAGCTGACAAGAGGTGTTGAGGATGCTCCTGTTTGATTCCTACCATATACTCTTAATCTGATGAAGCTACCCTTATATGATACAGCGTTATAGTTTGGAATAGTAGCAACATTTGTTCCAGAAGCCCTGGTTGTCCATGTGCTATTATTTGGACTAGTTTGCCATTCATAATCATATGTAGTTGCATCGTTTGACCATGTTCCATATGCTGTTATTTTATATACATAACTAGATACAGAGTCATAGGTTATTGTTACTGTACCGCTGCCAACAGGTGCTGGTAGGAATGGTATTACATAATTTGATGGAGAAGATTCTGCAGAACGACCATTTAAATTTCTAGCAGATACTGTAAATGCGTATGGATTATAATTTGTTAATCCAGTAACTGTTGCTTCTAAACCAGTTGCTGTTGCAGTAAATCCTCCTGGAACTGATGTTGCTCTATAATCAATTATGGTTTTTCCGCCATTGCTTGTTGGCAATTCCCAAAAAACAACAGCTTGTGCATTTCCAGCAGTCGCTCCAACTAGTCTTGGAACGCTTGGAACGGTGGTAATTAAAACAGAACTACTTGCAGAAGATCTATTTGAATTTTGTCCAGAACTTAGTGCTGTTACATAAAATTTATAACTTACTCCTGTTGTTAAACCTGTAAAAATTCCTGAAGTAGTTGTAGTTCCAGTATTGCTATTAAGAACTACATAAGCTATGTGATCTCCAGTAGAGTATTCTATTTTATATCCTGTTACTGCTGCACCTGTTGGTTGGGTCCAAACTAAAGAAACAGCTCCATCATTATATGGGCGATCAGTGCCAACATCTGTAGCAGATGATATCAATGGTGTTTCTGGCTTGCTTGCACTTGTTGTAAAAGTTCCAGTATCTGAATTTGTGGTTTGTTGTAAAACTTCATTTTTCCATAGATCGTTCATTACTACAGAAAGTGTAACTACGTATTCTGTGTTTGCTTCTAATGCAGAATTTGATATAATTACCGTGTTTGTTGGTGCAGCAGATGTTGAAGTTCCTGGAGATATAGTCTGAGAATAAACTGTAGTTGCAAGAGGGTCTGATGCTTTATAAAAACTTATTGTTTGAGAAAAAACATCTGCAGCTACAATAGTTTCGTAACCATCGTACAGCCAAGAAAATGTTCCACCGTTTGCAGTTATGTTGGTTCCAATAGTTCCACCAAGATTCTGTATAATAGACACTTGTGCGTCAATTCTTGGTTTAACTACTGGAGTAGTATACTCATTAAATAAACCAGTTGCATTTGTTGCCTTTATAAAACCTCTATAATAGTTTCCAGCTCTAGTAAGTGCATTTGTAAATATTGGTCTATTAGCTATAGTCAAAGGAATCTGAGATTCAAAAGGAGTATCACTGTAAGATGTGTATGTTTTTGTTTCACTAATTAAATTTGTAACAGTACCAAATCCTGCCAAAGTTGATCTTTGAATTTTCATTTCAAAAGTACGTGGATTGTTAATCCACTTACCTCTTGTTAAATACATTTTGTATGTATTGTATGCCCCAATATCTGGAGCTGCAAAACCATCTGGATCAACTACATATAATAATGGTGGATCAGAAGATTTTACAAATGGTATAGTTTCACTAAGAAATATTTTCCAACCATTGGTTGTTTTTATAAATGCTTTTACTACCTGTGTCCAAATACCACCTGTTATAATATCATCTGGTTTTTTTACAAAAACATTACTTATTGTTTTCCACCCAGTTGGATTTTTTACAAAAAAAACCATTAGAACATCACCGCAAGATCTCCTACAATACCCGTATTATCAGATGGAGAGCCTGTCTCATCTATATTTATTTTGCTTAGATCCAGATAGTATATACCAAATCCAAGCTCTGCTCTACCAGTTACTGGGTCTTCAATAATTGCTCTTTGTCTTGGCAAATATCCCATGGGTGGTCTATTTCTATAATTTCCTTGTTGTCCTGGTGCAGTTCTATAGTCAGCCATATCAAATGTTGCTGCTCGTGGAATACCAGTGATGTTAACACCAACTGTATCAATAACAATCTTTGATAGTCCAGCATATATACCAGTCTGGGCATCTGCTGCAATAGACAATCCTGAAGTTAATGTTATTGATGATGAATCAAACTCTTGATATACGCCACTTGATATTTGTGTTCTTATTTTGGTTGATGTAAATTGTTGCCAAATATCTGTTGTAGATTGAATCTTAATTCCAGTTGAGTCAAGTGTTTGATATACATTAGCTGTTGCCTGAATCTTAATCTTATCATTCAAAAATGTTTGATGGGTATCATCATCAATCATTATTTTGATACCATCTGAATTCATTTGATAAGCAATAAGATCTGTTGCCTTCATAAGAATCTTTCTATCTGCTGCAGTTGCTGATCCTTGTATATTTATAAACAAAAATTCATCAGCAGTTAGCTTAATAGTATTATTAGTAAACGAGGCCCATGCACCGTATTCCGTATTGGGAGAATACACTGGCTGCCCATTTGGACCAAGGGTAGTTCTTTTTGCAGTATAAAACAGCATTGACTTTGAACCTGTTGGAATTGCTGGATTAAGCTTGTTTCCAGTTGCATTGGTTCCTGCATCTAAAAGAAGTCCAAGTTCTGGGCTTACTGATAGTTGAATGCCAGTTGTGCTTGCAGTGATGAATGGATCGCTTCTACCAAGAGTAAAATAATCCCAACTTCCTGTATATAGTCCTACACCTTTGACAGAAGTATTATTCCAATAGTCTTTAAATTCTGATCCAACTGCAAGATATGGCCCATTTGTTGGACCACTAGATGCTATTTGTTTTCCAACTGACCAAGGTGGTTGACTAAGAGGTGTTGGACTTGTTAAATAAATATTATTATTTCTTGGAACCAAATAAGAAACTGATCCAGATGCACCAACGCCTGCTGTTTGAAGAGACATGTATCCATGCTCGCCGTCCATAGTCATTGTTCCTAGTGCACCAACGCTGGACACCGTTCCAGTAATCTTAGCATTTGATGCATATAGGTTTCCAGCTAGCGTCACTCTAAAAGCATGAGTTGTTCCTATTGGGCCAAGTGAGTCAGATCCTGCCCAAAATACGTTCTCAGTTCCAATTGGTGTTCCATTAATATTATCTGATGGTGTATCACCAGTAGAGATATATGGACCATTTATACCAGCTGTGTAGCCAGCAATGTTTTGTGAACTTACAGATATATTTCCAGCACTTGAATTTAAAGATATGTTTGCAGTTCCAGATCTTGATATAGATGATGAGTCTACATTCCATCCACCAATGTTTGCACTCTTTGTTGTAAAGAGTCCATCTGATGATCTTATTGTTGTTATGTCTCTAGTTGTTGAAGAGTTAAAAGCTATACCATCTTTATTTAATACAAACCCAGTTCCTGTAATCTTAATAACTGATCCAACACTATCTGTAAGAACTGCGTTAGTTGTATTAGCTACTGTAAAAGTATTTGCTGTTTGTGCTGTTACTCTAAATTTGCCGTTGTAACCTTCTGGCAAAAGTCCAGAAACAAGTATGTCATCTCCAACCACATACCCGTGGGCTGTTGCTGTATAGGTTGCAGCTGTTGGCGTATAAGTAACTCCAGATATTGCAAATACTGTTGGTGGTGTAATAAATGATTGAAGAGATCCTCCGCCAGCAATTGTAACGTTGCCACTAAATGTTCCTTTTCTTGCAGAGATATTTCCATCAATTACAAAATCAGAACCGCTCCATTCAATATAGTTTGAATTTTCTCCACCAACTCTTATTGAAGCTGATTGATCTGAATCAATACGCCAATAGTTGTATGTGTTAAACCTTAATCCACGTTGTGATGGACCAGAGTCTTGAATTCCATATCCAAACTTAAAAGCTGTGCTGTCTAAATCAGATGCATTCGCTTTTGCTTTAAAATATCCAGAAACATTCACAGTTTCACTTGCAATATAGGGTGTTCCACCTATCTCAACATTATTGCCAGCAAAGTAATTTGAAGAAAGATTGTTGTATTGATCATATGTTGCAACGGCAATTTCATATGTTGCTCCAATGCTTAGTCCATGTAGCCTATAAGATGTTCCAGATCCTTTTGAATCTGCATAAGAATAATTTGACACTGGATTTGAGACTGGCCTATATCTTATTCTGTACCCACGAATATCTCCAGCTGTTATAGCGCCCCACGAAAGATCAACATAGCCATTAAATCCAATGGTTCCTTTAGAATCTATTCCGCCAGATGTGGTGAGTGATGTAATGTCTGGTGGACCCTCATTATCTGCAACTACAGGGCTTGTTGGTGTTACTGCTTGTGCAGCGGAGTATGCAGTATAAATACCAGCATCAGAAGAAAACCTTGCCTTAACCCATCTCTTATTAGATCCAGAAGAAATAATATTTGCTGGATTAATAGTTCCTAAATATGTTCGTGTATATGTAACACCAGTTGGTTCTGTTGCACTTGTTGACTCATACTCTGCAATATCAATTGCATCATATACGTCTTCTGTTGGTGTAGTGTATGCAACACTGTATCCACCCGCTATTGGTGAAACTGTAATTACTGGAACTGGCAGACTTAAAACATAAGTTGGAATGGTTAATGCACAAATCGTATTACTTATGTTATTTAATGGGTCTGCAGTTAATACACATATAGAAGAAAATCCTGTTTTAAATACGTTAAACATAGATGTAATAATTGATTTTGTTACTGTGATGGTTTGTCTAGTTTGTGTAGTATTTGGTAAGAAAATATTTGATTGTGATCTCTTTGTTACACCGCCAGAAGTGAGCTGAACAATAAACTGTGATACAGAATCATTAACATCGTTTGCATAATCCCAATCAAAGGATATAACTAAATCATTATTAACCCATTCAGCAGTAACATTTGTAGGATCTGTTGGAACAATAATAATAGGTCCTGAACCGCCAGGGTATGTTTTAGGAGGTTTATTTCCACCTCTTGGAATAATAGGACTAAAATCTGGAGGCACTGGTGGAAAATATGGAGTTGAACCTGTAGAGTTGTTTAATCCTCTTCCACCCATTATTAATGATTTACCATCTAGGCCAATAACATCAATTTCAGCACCTTGTCGTGCTTTTGTTTGTCCTATCTTACCTGGCTTTAATCTTGGGTCATCAACATCAATTGGTACCGTTTGGTTTTTACCAACTGATTTTCCGCTTGTATATTTTGATTTCAATTTGGCCTCTTATTTATTTTGGCCCAATTGCCATCCAGTTTATATAAAATTGTGTTGCAACAATAGGAACTCCAGCTGCTTGTGTACTTCTTGAATCCATAACTCTGTATGTAAATCCTGCTTCTGTTATTGATTGAGCTGTCACTATTAGATTAGCGCCAGATGTTGTAGCTGTTGGGCTACTAAAATATAATGAACATGTAACAATTGGCATTGCACTAAATGATGTTGCTCCAGACACTTCATCTGCAAATACAACTTCTCCATAGTAGACATGCTTCTTATTATCTGTTGATGTAAAAAATGCAGCATCTGCTGTAATAAATTTATTTTTTCCGTAAACAATTTTTTGTGATCCTGGGTCATACTCATGAGATAAATCTGATGTACCATTCCAGTTTGTTTCGCCTGTTCCCTGGCTTCCAAAGTTGTTAGTTATAGCAGTAATACTATCGCTATGCTGATTAACAACATTGATAACTTGCTGCCATGCAGCAAGGTCTATTACGTTTGGATCTGATATTTTGATATATGCCATTGTGGTCTCCTAGATTTCAATTATACCATAGCGATGGTATTATTCAAGCCTGTTCATTTTTAGTGATGTAGAAAGCCCCTGCTCAAAGCTGTGGCTTACTGATTGGACCATATACTTCTGTCCGCTAATACCATTAAGAGAATAGTTCAAAGTAATTACGTCACCAACCTGTATTAATGGATTTCCAAAAATTTCTAATAGAACTGTTTTTGAAAAACCATCTATTGCCATCTGAACTATCTTTAACATCTTTGTTGCTGCTTCTTTAGACTGAATCCACTGAGAGTCAAGCTGTACAACTTCAGAAGGGTTTGATTCATCAATGATTCTTTCAAGAATCTCTGGATCTGATGGTGCAACAATTTCATGTGTCCATAGATTAAGGTTAATTGTAAATTGATTTAGATCATCTGACTCTTTACGTAAAAATACAAGGTGTGGTGCATTATTTGCAATTGCTAACTTTGCTCTAAATCCAGTGTTGATAGGTGTTGAGTATGACAAAGAATGTTCATCAACAAGCTTTTTCTGATAATTTTTTTGATCTTGCGGGGTATCTCCTGGAAAGTAATACCAAAGATATTCAACAGGAAGTACATCAACACTGACAGCTGCTGGAGATGTATATTGTACATCATAAACATTAATGCCAGAAACTGAAGGCGTTGTTTGCATAATATAGCTTGGAGACAAAGAAGCTAGGTTTTGATCTTGAATTAAACCATTTAAAAATTGTCTATCCTGATAAAAATAGCTTACGCTTCTTTCTATTAAAGGTTTTGTGGTTGCATGTATTTCTCTTAAAGATGATGCATGGTTTGAGTTTGAAGTTGGGAACGGAAGCTGTGGATAAAGACCATCTATGAGGTTTGGAGATGATGATGATACAAAGCCAAACTTTGTTCCAAGATTCATATCGTTTGCAACAGAAGGTTTTCTTCTTACTCCAGTTAATGGATTTATGCTTGTTGGGTTAAAACCAGTTCCATTTGTTTCAGAGCCTGCTGTGGGTCCAGGAACTTGCCATCCATTTAATTCAACATTATTTAAAAATACAGAAATAATGTTTCTCTTAATTTCAGGGGTTCCATCTTCACCAGTTGTTCCATCTGAAAGGTAGTGAACTACCTTAAGGTTAAAAGAATCATCATTAATATAATCATACTCATATTTACCATCTACTTCGGTTTTATTTATTATTTTACAAAAATTATTTGTGATGTTTTGACATTCACCTGTTACTTCAGACCATGCAATTATTTGGTTATCTGTTCTTAATGTCAGAACGTACTTGTATCTTGGTGGATCATAGAGTTCAACGGTACCTGGTTTTATTGAGTTATATTTAATAAGCTCAACAAAGTATGCCCAATCACTTTCTGTTGTGCTTTTCATATTAAAAAATAAACCTGCAGTTGTTACTGCTTGGTCTGGCATATCAAATTTAACAGAATATGTGTGATATCCTTGATCAACTGCATCTGTAGGATATATAATAGTTTTATCAGTACCAAATGTTTGCACTCTAATCTTGTCAATGCTTGGCAGAATATCTGTTATGCTTGCATTTGCTGTCTTGCTGTTTATAATAGAGGCTGTGTTAGATGATGATATTGTATTGTAGTATCCATCAATCTTTTTTTCAGACAAACCCTTGCTTGCTAATGAAGTTATTCTTTTATGCTCTGATGCAGCCGTTCCAAACATACCACGCTTTACATTTGTAATGTTTCCTGTTGGAGTTATAAGAATATCTGATGTGCTAGCAGTAATTGCAGCACCTGCTTTAGTTACTGGATTAAGTGAATGAGAAGTTGTAAGCATTATAAAGCTAGTTGAGTCTGCTTCAAGAACTGTTCCAGAAATATTAAACTCTGTTGGAACCATACCACTTATAGTAATTCTATCTCCTGTTGCAAAATTATTTTCTGCAGTGTAGGTCGTTAAAACTCCATCTCCAATTGCATTTGTGACTATTGCGGATTTCTGTTTTAAAAGAACGCCAGACTCTTTTATAAATTGATTTATTTCTGAAGACAACTGAAGATTATTTTTAATGGATACTTTTTTAGAATTGTTGTTATCCATATTAGTTAATTCGTACTCTTTATATACAAAAGAAACAATTTCGTTTTCAATTGCTGCATAACCTTCATTATTCATATTAAAGGTATGGAATATATCCATAAGGTCATTATTATTAATTTTAAAAACATTTGAATCCTCTGACATAGTGGCATCAAGATAATTAAATCCAACAGAGTCTATTGTTTGCTGCTGCCATACAACATCGTTTGAGGTTGTGTAAATAAAAGAAGGTGAATTTTTTATTTCTAAGTTTGTTACATTTTGTAATGATGGCGACTGCTTAACCTTAGGTGTTTGATACCTTAAAGCTATTTTTCCTGGCTTAGCAGCGTTGGATATAGTAAAACCACCTTCTAGAATATCAGAGTCTGATATTGTCATTATTGATGCAGGGGAAGACAATATGTCTTTAAGGCTTAAAAACTTCATGATACCGTATTCATCAATGTAGGCACCTATCTGATAGGCAATAAATATTTGGCTTAGGGCATCAAGTACTGTGGTGTCTTTTGAGTTACAGTAGTAATATGATAAGTCTAGTGGGTTAGACTTGCTGTTACATATCTTATATAGTGAATCATAGTCGTAATCTGTAAATCCCGCAAGATCTAGGATATTAGTTATTACTTCAAAAACAGTTTTTAAGTTTGCCACATAGTCTGGAACTGGTGTTGATTGTAAATATCTTGAAACATCAAAACACTGTATTGACACATTTGCAATATCATTTTCTTCCCAAGTATCTGAATAAAAAACTCCTCCTGGAATATATGGGTTTGAGTTAATAGTTGGTGTTGATCCAGCAGTGACATAATCAACAAGGTTAAAGTTAATATAAAATTTAATATTCTTTCTTAAAATATTTGCAAGTACTGTTGATGTTTGATTGCTTTGGCTAGAAAAGATTGGCACAAGTGTTGATCCATTAATAGCTGGTATTGCAGACAAACTTATTCTTGCATCATTTGTATTTATTGAAGATAATGGTAGTGCAGTTTTAGCAGAGTCTAAAGACTTTTCTATGTCAACATTTTCTACAAAATCGGTTAAGTCTATTTCAAGTCTAGGAGATATTTCAATTAGGTGCATTCTTTGTAGGTCTAATGCAATATTAGAAGTAGGAGTTGATACACCAGTAACTGAAGACATCTCTGTTTTTGGCTGACTTAGTGTTTGAGTTACTGTTATTTTATTTATGTTTGTTGAAATAGAAAGCGCTCCAGCAGAATTAAACTGTGGCATTGTTGTCCAAGGTGTTTTGGTCCAAGCTGATCCTGTCCAATACAAAACGATGACTCCAGTTCTTACTGAGTCTGAGTTTGTTGGTGGAACAATCGCTTGAGATCCATCAACAGTAATTACTGAATCATTTATAGAAATATTTATGGTTGGAACTGCCATCAATGTGTTAAACTTTAAAACAAGTTTATTGGTTAAGATGCTTGTTTTATATATTGCAGTTATGCTTTTTGATGTTGAATCTGAAACAAAGTATTTATATGGTGCAAGATCAGATGGCAGTGCAGACTTTACTGTTGGCATTGGTGGTGCTGCAAGAAAAAAACTTGGGTTTTGTAAAATAGAGCTAATTGGAGAATACTTGTTCCCATATACTCCTGCAGATAAAGTCTCAGTGTTCAAAAGCTTTGATGTTATTTTTCTATGTTTTTCTGGAAACGAGTACTTTGCATTTCCAGTTGATACATAAGACTCACCTGGTCTAAAATATTTAAATGGGGCATCTGTAGGAAACAGTGAATTATTATAAAGATCAAACTTAGTTGTTTCATAGATTTCTGGCTTTGTAAAATAAACGGTAGGATTAACTTCATCACCACTTATAGAGTTAGCAGTTATTTTATATACAAAAGAAGATATAGTTTCTAATGACCCATAAGATCCGATATATGTTATAGCTTTAGTCCATCCTAATGAGTCTGCCTCAATACTTTCTGAGCCATACTGATTGCTTGTGCCCTTAGCAAAGGCTGTTATCATAACTGGTGTTGAGCTATTTGTCTTTATATATGTAATTATCTTATATGCTTTTCCAGATAGTCCAGATTTTGTGTATGATACTGATCCAGTACCGCCAGACATATTAAAGCTTTTTGTTGTAAAATTTTCTTTTTTACCTGTAGTTACATCAGGAGTTGTTACCTCTGATGTCCAATTTATAACTGCTCCTGTTCCTGCAGTTGTAATGTATGGTGGATTAAATAAGTTGTGATTCCACTCAGCAGAAACTACTGGAAGCAATTTGATTGAATCTGATTTTGTAAATATATCAGTACTTTGAGTTTGTGTCAATGCCCCTACATTTAACATTATATCTCCGTAAATTCAATATTCATATCAACGTAGTCTGAAACCTTTGTTCTATTAATTATGGTTTTAGAAAAATCAGTCATGTATACGTTATATACTTTTGATCCAGTCTGAGCTGTTACAAAAGTTCCTGAAGGCAATGCTCCAAAGGCTGGGTCTGTATTAAGCTCTGAAGATACAACCTTTAGGAAAATTGGCAGGCCAGCATTGGATGCATAAAATGATTCAAGCCAAGCAGCACTGTAGTTACCATCAATACAATCAGACTGCTTTGATGGAACATAGCTCCAAGAACACGAAATAGTATTTTTTTGAGCAACAACATATTTTCTCATTTTGCCATTTGCCATGCGTACTTCTTGTTGTAGCAATTCTGGGGTAATATTTATAGGCTCTCTATTGTGGTCTGTTAATTTTTGCCATGGGCCATTTACCGTTAGTCCTATTTGAAGTCCAGACTCTAATAGATATGCCATTAGTTGTTCACCATATTCGTTTTATTGTTTTTCTTCTGTGCTCTGTCTAATTCTACCATAACAGCTGTTGCAATTTCTTTTTTGTTTAAATCGCTACCGTTGATATTTATAATATTAGTGATTGGGCCAGATGTTGTAAAGTTTTTGTTTTCTTCTGCTGTTAGCACACGCTCACCCTTATGAAGCTGTGCAATCTGATCTTTAGGTATGTATGGAGAACCAACTTCATAAGAAGGAAGTCTATAGTTGGCTAGTCCACCGTTTGCAAATCCAGACACCAACATTCTTTTAGGCTGTTCTGTTTTCTTTGGTGTCGGCTTAAATGAATCTTTCAGACCGACACCGCTAGTCATCATGCCACCGCCCTGAATGCTGCCTCCGCCCTCAAGTTTGCCTAGATTAATTATCCATCTATGCTTTGCAGGTTGGAACTCTGGATATATTGTTTTATACTTATCTGGCATAATAAGCTCTGCTCTTCTATTTCTAGCTCTATTTTCAGCAGTTGTATTTGGAACAAGTGGCTTATACTCACCATATCCTACTGGAACAAATCCTGTACCAGGAACAAATTTTGATATATATTCAGCAATAGCATTTGCTCTATTTTGTGAAAGAACTTTATTATCTTTTCCACTACCTACTGAGTCTGTATGTCCTTGAACAATTATAGCTTTTACCTGTGCAGCAATAAGTTCTTTTGCGATTGCTTGAAGCTCTAATCTTTGTTCTTTATTTAAAGCAAAAGAATTTGTAGCAAAGTTAGTTTTTATGGCTGGAGTTGGAACTTTAACAACCTGCTTATTTGCTTCTTGCCATGCTCTTTCCCAATCCCACAATTCCATTTTTGGAGGGCTTGTTTTAGCAGGTCTAGGATTAGTAACTGGAGCAACAGAGCCAAGACTTCCTCCACCAAATTTCTGGGCATTTAATGAATCAAAAAACCCTACTCCATATTTTGCAACTGATGATGCTTGAACTACGTATTCACCATTTGAAAGATATGCTGGGATAGAGTCAGACTTGCTTGTTCCTGGACCCTTTATAGAGCCACCAGCAGCCTTCTTAGGTATCTTTGCTATCTCTGCCTTAGTTAACTTAGCACCGCCCTCAATGGCGTTATATCGTGCTTCAAGTCTTGCAATCTCAGCATCTTTCTTTCTTAATTCTGTTTCTTGGTTGTACTTCATTTGTACATTTTGAGATTCTTGAGTAAGCATTGAAGCCTTTAAGTAGTTACCAGATATCTTTGCCTCTGTTGCTTGGTTAGCAAGATCCTGCAACTTCATCTTCAAATCTATTTCTCTTTGTACCTCATCGTTAGCATCTTTTTGTGCATCACGTTTTGCTTTAAGTGCATCAATTTCTTTTTGAAGAACTTCAAGATATTTTTCTGTAGCAGTCTTTGCTTTTCCAGTTCCATCTTCTAGATTTTTATAATCATTAACGCCATCTGTATTTAAGTCTCCAACTGGATTTACTCCAGTATCATTTATTATTCTGTAGAGTGCTACAAGCTCCTTCTTATACATCTCAAGCTCTTGTGTATATGTATTGAGTTTATATCCATTTGGATCTGAACCTGGAAATGCTTTTAGGTTAGCTATTTTTTCTTCAACCCTTTTTATATCTTTTCTTTTAGCATTTGTTTTTAGCGATGCTTTTGCTCTAGGGCTTAACTGAGATCCATCAATAATCTCTAATGCTACAGTAGCTGTTTTGCCATCTATTTGTTTAATGATTCCTGGAAGTATTGCTAAATCAGTTATTGTTAAGCTGCCTTTTGCATAACCCATATAAATTTGAATTTGTGCTGCATTGCTTATTCCTTCAAATGATTTTGTTATTTTATCAAATAGTGCAGGATTTGCTGCTTTAAGAGTTGCTAGTGCTTGATCTCCTAAATCTTTAACTGCTGCTCCTGCAAGCTCTCCACTTGAATCAATTTTATTTAATTGCTTTATTAGGTTATAGGATGATTTTCCAAGAGCGCTGAAGTTTGATTGAGATACTTTTAGCTGTGCATCATATGACTCTTTACTTATTAATCCATCAGCATACTGTGCATTTAAAAGAGCAAGTGCTTCTGTTTGTTGCATAAATGAAATTGAAAGGACTGTACTTGATGCTTGTATTTCTGCTTCTACTGATGCAAACTGCTTTACAACATCTATGGTTTGTGGCATTGTTTCGTTCATGTTTTGGATAAAATCATCAACCGATCTTGTAGTTAAAAGATGATCTATCGTACTACCGTCGTAGGTTTCTCTCCATACCTGTTGTGCAACTCCCTTTACATTTCCCCACCAACCCTCAGCATAGGCATCATTAATTGATTGCTGTTTTCCTGCTGCTTCTTTAAGTCCTTTATAAGTAAAGTTAAACTTTTGTGCCAGTCCATCAGGAGTTTTTGTACCCTTTATATGTCCAAGGTCAAGGCTACCTAGATTTGTAATCTGTTCTTCAAGGGCTTTAATTTGTGGCTGACTTTGATTATTTAAAAATTCCATTCTAGCTTTAATAGATAGTGGTTCTTTTAATATGTCTTTGCCGTCTGGCGAAAGAAGTTTTTGTACTGCAAGCTTAACTTGTACTTGATCTGCATCAATTAGTTTTGATGCTGCTTTTATGTTTGCAGCAATGTCATCTGGAGATAAACCAAGTACCGCTGCTTTATTTGCAACATCAAGAGCTACAGCATTTATTCCTGATTCTGCCCCACCAAGTGCTGCTTGATTAATAATCTGTGCAGAGATATTTCCTTTAGTTGCATAATCTTTAGCAAACTCACTTTCTATTGTTCCGCTTGCCTTAATTCCTTGCGTATTATTTCTACTAAATTCTCTTGAGCTAGGAAGTGCCTTATTGAATGTTTTTGCAAATTGTGTTATTGCTCTAGCGCTTCCAACTCTTGCTTCTGCTTCTTTTTTAGCTGAATCTACAATTTTGTCTGATGCTGATTTTGTAGCCTTACCCCAAGCAAATCCAATTGCAGCAATAGCTAATATTGCTGCTGCAATTCCAACTGTAAGTCCACCTACAACTGCTATAAGTCCTGTTATAAGTGGCTGTAATGCAGAAATTGCAAATCCAACCATACCAATTTTTTGGACCATCTCTCCAGTTTTTCCAGGGATCATTTGAGATCCCATCATTGCAACTGTAGACAGTCCCATTCCCATGCCTCTGCCTGAAACACGTGAACCAATCTTTGCAGCAGTCCCTCTAAATTTTCCAACAGCTTTACCTGCAGTTTTATCATACTTGGTTGGTTTTCTAGGACCAAGCATTTCTTCCTCTAAAGGAATGCCTGCAGGGCCACCAGATGGAATGATTTGTGGACCAGTTGTAGAAACTGGAATGACACTAATTGGTACAGGTCCTTGTGCTCTTGTAGCAATACGACGTGCTCTAACATATGCAACTGCATCATCTTTGCCATCTTTACCAGCTAGTCTGTGTGGGCTATTTCTTTGTCTTGACTCTACATAAATATCTTTTAGACCGCTTTTATCTACGCCAACCTTATAGGATTGTCCAATTTTAAGTCCCGCAAGTTCTGCTTGTTTCTGGAACTCTAAATTAAATGCAGCAACATCGCCCTTAAGTTTTGCTAGAGCAACTTTTGCTTGATCATTCATCTGATTATATACTGCTGCTGTTTCACTAGATGAAAGTCCAACAGACCCTGCCATTGCATTTGTAATTTTAAATCTTGCATTTTTTTGATAAGGAACAGCATCTGGTCCAGCAGATCTTTCCATGCCACCGTAGTATGCTCCAGACTTTCTGTACTTGGTGTATGGATCTTTACTTACGGCAATTCTAGAGTCATTTCTTGGATCAGTAACTGCAGTAATATTTCTCATTCTGTCTCTAGCAGATTTTACACGATCATCTGTTTTTGACATTTCTGAATATGCATCATTAACGAGCTTATCTAAATCTTCGGCTACTACTGTTGTTTTGTTTCCTAGCTTTGAGAAACCATCTTTAATTTTTGTTGTTACTTGCTTATTAATCTTTCTAATCTCTTCAATTGGAACTCCTGCTGCTTCAAGCTGTCTTTGCAACTCAATGTCTCTAGTTGCAGCGCCAGATCCTATTAGGTCTCTTTTTGCTAATGCAATTGGTGCAGTTTTTCCAGTGCCAGTTTTTCCAACTGCTCTATTTAATTCTGTAGACGTACCAATAACTTCATTACTAAATACTGTAAAGTTTCTACCAAAACCATTAAGCTCTGTAACCATCTGACGTATTTGTTTTGCATACGCAGTGTCAACGCCTTCAACCATTTTAACAAGTTCTGCACCAGTTTTATATGAGCTTCCACCAAAGTGTGCAGCTGCAAAGCCTCCAGGAATATCAACCGCTGTTCCTGTTCCTAGTCCTTTACGATATCCAGGAATATTATCAGCAATCATTCCATTAATTAAAGCACCATACTTCTTGCTCATGTCTGTAGGAATTACTGTTTCTCCAGGCATTAGGTATGCTAGTTCTGAATCTTTATTTCCTGTACCGCCAACAGTTGAAGGCTTACCCTTTGCTCTTTTTTTAATTGGCCCACGACCAAGAGGCATTCCACTTGGCATAAATTGTGATTGAGCTGCAATGGATCTTTGGTAAGCTCTTGTCAGTGCATCAACAGAGGCAGCTTCTGAGCTAAAAGTTTGTGCAAGCTTTTTATGAACCTGATCAAGAGAAGCTGCAACCGCTGCTGCATTTCTTTGCTCTGTAGTCATATACTTAACTTCAGTTCCTAAAGTTGCAGATGCTTGACCAGTTTTATTAAATAAAGACTTCATGAATGTAAAGCCCTTAATTATATTTGCAAGCCCATTCATAAGCAAACCAAATGTCATAAGCAACACTGGACCAAGACCAGCTACAACACCTGTTACTAAAACAATAATCTTCTTTGTTCCATCTCCAAGATTATTAAACTTGTCCAGCATCTTTGTAACAAATTCGGCAATTGGTGTTACTATTTTTAGAAATTGTTCTCCAAGTGGAACCAAAGATAGTTTTAGATTCTCAATAGATGCCTTAAACTTAACCATTGTAGACTCTGAAGTTTGTCCTAATTCTTTTTCAGATAAAGCTGCAAGATCTTGGATTGAAGATCCAGCTAAATCAAGAACACGTGATGCCTGAGTTCCTTCTTTTGTTACGTTTGCAAAAAGTGTAGACAAACGAGCAAACTGGAACTTACCAAACATCTGCTCAATAGCCTGTGCTCTATTGAGTGGATCAAGTTGATTTAAAGCTGTTGCAAAATCAACGACAGTCTTTTTTAAATCACCCTTATTGTCTACAACAATCTTTTTTATATTAATTCCAAGCCCTGAAAGCATTGCCGATGCCTTTGCAGTAGGGTTAATCATAGAAGCAAGACCAGACTTAAGTGCGTTAGCACCTTCTGATGCGTTGATTCCACCTTCCTTCATTGCAGCCATGAAGAATGCTAAATCTTTAACATCTCCACCAAGTTGTTGTATTACTGGTGCTGCTTTTGGAATTGCAGTTGATATGTCATCAAGAGATAAAACTGTTTGGTTTTCTACTGCGTTAAGAAAGTCAATATTGGTTGCTAAATCTTCAGATGACATTGAGAATGCATTTTGTAAAGCAATTGTAGTTTCAAGTGCTTTTTGACTTTCAACTTGACCCAAAATAGAAAGCTTGGTTGCAGCTGCTGTTTGTCTTTGAAGATCAAGGCCCTTAAAACCTGCTGCTGCAGCTTCAGATGCTAATCCGACTGTTTGCGATACTGCAACTCCATATTTTGTAAACTCTTTTCCAAGGTTTTTAATTGCATCTAGTGCTCCAGCAGTTTCTTCTGTTGATGTAAATAGATCACCGTATACCTTTTTAAATCGTATTGCTTGTGCTTCCATGTCCATAAATGTTTTTGATGCTGCTGTACCCAGTGCTACTAATGGTATTGTAAATCCAACCATAAGCTGACGGCCAGCCCACTGTGTATTTTTACCAAAATTCAAAAGGTTGGTTGAACCTTGTTTTAATAGCTGATTAAGAATTGCTTGTTTTTCAGAAGCAATCATTGTTTTTGTTGCAAGATTATTCATATCAAGAGAAAGTGGTCTTACAGCAATTGACTTCATGGCACCGTTTGCATCACGGCCCATCTTAATATATTGTGTTTGAAGGTCTTTTACATTTTCTCTTGCTACTTTATTAATTGTCTCAAACTCAGTTTTAAATAACTTACCAAAACTTTTTGATGCACCTCCAGCATATCTGAAGTATTCTCCCATAGAGAATTTGTTTTTTTCTAAAGAGTTTGTAAAAGATTCTGTAGTTGTTCTAATTGTTCTCATTTGGGCAGAGAACTTGCCTGTAGCATTAATTGAATTAATTAAGTTTTGTTGCATTTGGCCAGTGACTGCATTTGCTGCAGCGCCACTCTTGGCCATGGATGTGTGGAAGGCTGATATCTGTCTCTGTAAGTTCTTGATACTGGCAAGTGCCTCAGTAGTATCAATACTTACTTTAATATTGGACTGAACATCAGCCATTCACTACACCTCTTTATTTAGTTATATTATTCTTCAGTATTAAAGATTGATGCTGCATCAGAAAGCTTAATGCCTGATGCTGTTTCAACAATCTCATAGACTGTAGGCAAGTCAATATTTTCCTCAAGCGCAGCAACGTCTCCTGCTAACTCTGGCTTATATTGCTCCATTGCGATTAGTACACACTCCATTAGTAGGTTGATTGACTTATCGTTATCTTCTACTACTGCTGCAACACCCTCAAACTTTTTCATAAACTTTCGTAAAAGTGAAATCTTAAGCGGTCTTAAGGTTATTTCTGTACCATCAATTAATGTGACTTTATGCGCTTCATGCACAGTTGTTGCCATATTGATCCCTCCCTTAGGTTTAGATTAATTATACCATGAGAGAGGGGTCTCTTGCGTCTTCATAATCAAGACCCATTCCAATTCCAAATCCTGCTCTTTGAGCATTTTGTCCTTGCAATGATAGTATGTCATTACTATCATTTGTTGCTCCACCGCTAAATACTCTAGCCTTCATGTCTTCCCATTCTTTTTGACCCTTTTCAGAGTCACCTTCTAAATCAACACCTTGAATTGCTGCAAAAAATTTCTTTTCTTGATAGTCTAATTCTCTTTTGCTTCCTATGATGGCTAATAGCTCAGATAAAGATATTGATGTTTCTAGTTCATTATAGTCTTTCCATATACCCAGCAAAAACACCTCTGATTCAAGCTTTGCTAAATCAAAATCTTCCCATGATGGGCCAGCATCGCTGCTTTGGGCCTGAGTTTTTATGCTTTCTTTTGAATCTTCACCTATTTTTATGTTTGCAGCAATTTCTAAAATTTCATTAACTGTTGGCAGGTCTATGTTGTCTTCAAGGTCTTCTATGTTTTTAGATATTTTAGGATAGTACTGTTTCATTGCAATTCTTGCACACTCTAATAAAACCATCATTGATTCATCATCATTTGATGCTTTTTTTATGTTATTAAATACATCCATAAACTCTCTAAGATATTTAATCTTAAGAGGCATTATTTCTATTTCTGTACCGTCAAACAAATAGATGTTTTTTGTTTTATATATTGATGTTGCCATAGTCTACTAAGTCTACCACAAAAACAACAAAGCCCACCTCGTTATGAAGTGGGCCAGGTTGTATTATTAAGTTATTATTAAGCTGGTGCAAATGTACGGTCAACGATCTTACCGTATGATCCAGAAGTATCTTCTGGTAGTAGACGGAATGATACTTCAAACATTGAAGCCTCATCACGCTTTGCTGCTACTGTAACATTCTCAATTGAGAGTGCACGGTATGCTGTGTATACACGTTCTGTAACTGCAGCTGTTGCAGGGTTTCCAGTTCCTGGACCCACGGCAACGATACCACGCTCTAGTGCAACATCGCCAATGTCTCCTGCTGACATGTCCAAGACCTGTCCTGCAGATGTTGACTTTGTTCCTGAGAGCTTTGATTCTGGTGATGCAAGTGCTAGTAGAAGATTTTCTAGAGTAGCTTCAGCAAAAGCAGTTGCAAGGCTAACCTGCATACCCTGCTTGTATAGCTTAGCAACGTCAAGAACCTGATCTACCTGAACTTCACCAAAATCTGGCTGGAACTGTAGTTCAAGACCATTCATGGTGTAGCCTACGTTTGTGTAGTCTGCAGCATTTAGTGTAGTTGTAAGTGTAGTCTTAAAAGACTCTGTTCCAACAAACGGCTTTAGTGTTGATGGAGTTAATGTTGTATCTGCAATAAAAAGTGCAGCTGCGCCAACAATGATATTGTTGGACGTTCCACGACTATATGGCATATTGTTACCTCTTTTCCTTTAAATATAGATATTAAATTATACGGCGTTGTGTTTCCTCAAGTCAATTATAACAGCGTTTTAAATTACTAGTTTGGTAGCCAAGGTCTCTGGCTGCCAGTCGTGAGCTGTCAAATCAGGCATCTGGTGGTAGTCAAAGTCAATAATGATCTTATTTCCACCATATGTACGGGCTGTACCAAAGTCTATGATGTCTCTGGTTTCCTCAAGCTGGTATACCTTGAAATTATGGAAGTAGAAGGCGTTGTCTACTATTGTTCCATCGTCTAGGGTAATTCTTCTATTGCTGCACCAGTTATTTATCTCTTCTGCAGTTTCATCAAATCGGTCCATTAATCTAAGAACTGCCTCTTGAATTTTTACCATCTTGACAACTGGGTCATCTCCTGTTGCATAAAAATAATAAAGTAGCTGCTCACATTTTATATGGGGAAAACCTTTACGATTCATCTTTATTAGTCTATCCCAAGTTGCAGCAACACCCTGTGTGCTTACACCAAAGTATTCTGTCAAGTCGTCTATAGTAGAAGGAGATGATGGGAAGAAAGGAAAGTTTGCAAACGTATCTCCACTGTCTGATTGAAAAATTCCAGATATTTGGCTTTGTAAATATCTGTTAATCCAAAGAACTGGTGTGTTTGCTATATTTGCTGAACCTAAAACTATTGGTGCATATACCATTACTTAATCCCCGCATTCGCTATCCATCTGTATCCTACCTGCATACCCTTTGATTTTCCAGATGACTTTCCTGCTTTTAGATTTCTTGAGTAGACAACTGGGTTGGACAGGTATGCTTGCACTCCGCTTGTTTTTAAAAATGCTTGTGTAAAGTATCTATTAAAAAATGAATCAACTATCTTTTCAAAAGATCCTTCAACCTGAGTTCCACCAGGATTTGCTACGACAACCTTGCCTTTAGTGAAGATTGTATCTCCGCCATCTTCAAAAACCAAGACGCTTGCCTTCTTTGGTTTGATGGTTACTGGAGTTCCTTCTTCCATTATTTTAGCCTTGTTATAAAAAGGTACTGATGAGCCATCTTTAACTGATGTTGATTGCTTCATGGTTGACACAAACGAAAGGCCAAGGTTGCTTATAGTGTAGTTTATGTTGTATAGACGTGCATCAGGACTTCCCACTTTATACCATTCGTATATATGGTGTAGTGCTTTTGGATTTACCCTGGCATTTGAGTCTATATATGCTTCTAATAGTTCAGTTGTTAGTTTACCCATGTTATTTAAAAATTGTGCTTTTCCTACTTGTGCGCCCTCTAAAAAGCCAATAGAGTAGTCAATTATGTTTTTCATTTCTTTCTTAAACATCTTATCATTCATTATGACTCTCATTATAAATCACTTGCCTGATTCTCTGATCGTCTTAGAACTACCTTATGATACTCAACTGTACCAAAAGGACCAACGATAGCCTCAGTAGTAGCAATTTCATAAATCGTAGACTTTCCATCTCTTGGTCCAGATGTTTCTATATAAACAGAATCTTCTTGAGTTGTTCTTATATTTGTAACAAGTACATTTGTTACTGCATTTCTTGAGTTGCCCTTACCAAATCTTAAGTCTGATCTTACTCTTCCAACTAAAATATTTTCTTTTGTAATGTTTACATTTGGCTTGACTTCTTCTTTACCAACCAAACCAACTGGACCAAAGTTACATGCTACAGACCTATCAAGAATCCATTGCTTTTTTACGTTTCCGTAAGCACCTTGCTCAACAATAGGATAGTAAACGTCTGCAAGTAATGGGTATACAAAGTCTGTTGATTCGCATAGCATTAAATGATACCAATCTTTGTAATACTCTTTTTATATTTTTCTAAAATTTTATCAACTATCATATTTCCAGTACCGTTAAAGCTCATCTTGTCAAACTGAATCTTAAACTGATCTGTGTTGTATGATGTTACATATCTCTTGTAGTAGTCAAGTTTTCCACACTTAAGGTCATCAATTAGTAACGTTGTTGCATACTCAATGTCTTCTGGTACTGCCTTATAGCCTATGTCTAAAACAAGCACATAGTCAAATCCTTCTGGAAAGTCAGCTCCAGCATAGCCATAAAATGCTAGGTTTCCAGGGGATACTGGAAGTCTAACTGGTCTTGATTCAAATCTATTGTATTGATCAACCTCAACTCTTTGAACAGATGAGTTATCTAGTGTAACAACATACTTATATTCTCCTACTGTTGCATCATTAACATCATAAACAAGTTCATTGTTTTCATAAACCTTTAAAACCTTGTTAATATCTTCCCATATTGGAAAAAGATCTGTTCCAAGACCTACTGTTTGAACGATATGCTTTTCATTATAAAATCCATCAACTATGTGTGAATCAATAATTGATCTTGCAACAAGCTCAAGCATCTTGTATTCTGCGATTTCTGATGCAGTAGTTCCAAGTTTTGATGGATCTACGTAGGGTCTAATAATGTCTAAGTTGCTATCTACAACAAGAACTCCAGACGTGGTTTTAATTCTAAATGAAAACTTTCTATCATACTCTAACTTGCTTTGTGGTATTGTATAAGTTATTTTTTTATTTGCATTGGATGTCACTGTTACTGTATCTACAGAATGATCAACCAAGTCTTCAATAGAAATAACGTAACTTGTAGTTGCTAATGGTACATCCCATGTAGTCACAATTGGGTAAGGTGGCAGTCTTAGAATTTCCATTATTGACCGTATGCTCCCTTTAATTCTTCTGGGCTAGCCTCACGAACAGATCTATTAGAAATCCATTGATCAGCCTGCTCTTTAGTAACTATGTTATATCCAATTTTTAATTCTCCCACACCAACCCAGTTAAGATTTCTTTCAGAATAAACCGCAACCTTTTCTTGGGGCTTCTGTTTAGCTGCTGGCTCTGATGTTTCTTTAGGTATAAAGTTTAAAATAATTTCTAATATATCTACTCTTTTGCTTACACCAAAAATATCAATATTGTTTTGCTTTGCATAAGACTTTAGCTCAAAGACAGTCTTGTTTTTTAACTCTTCAACTACAGACATATGTCCTCCCTTGACCTATTAAACAATAAACAAGAATTACTTGCTAAAGTATGTTTCAATCTCTTCTGTGCTTGCTACACGAACCTTGCTGTATTGAAGCAGTTGTTCTGCATCTTTTTTGCTTACTCTTGAATACCCCTGTGAAATAGAAGCACCAGATTCTGTAACAATGTCTTTGGTTGCATATAGTACAACTGAGTCTGATGAAGTAGGTGTTGCTGGTGTTGGCTTTGGAGCTTCTGGAGCTGGAGCCTTGTGCTCAACAGCTGCTGGTTGAACGGCGGGTGCCTCTTTGACTAGTGCGTCAATTGCTGGCACGCTTTCTATTTTGTTTAAATCTTCCATTTTTTTCCTCCAATATTAAATGAATTTAATCATTTTACTAAATTATACCACAATATGACTGAGGGAGACAGTTGTTACGCTGTCTCCCTCGTCAAGTTAATCAGTGATGATTATGCGTCTGCTGCTGCATCTGCGTAAGCAACTGCATCAAGCTCTTCCCATTGAAGACCGAAACGAACGAATACTGTGTATTCAATTGTATCTTTCTTTGGCTGGTAAGTACGGTTTACAGTGATATCACGCTGGAATCCCCATACACGGTTTGAAGGGAATGTAAGATCTACATAGCCTGCTGGGTAGTATGGAACTTCCTGGACGTCAACACCAAGAACACGTGTTGTACGTGCTCCACCAAATGTCTGAGCTGTACCATCAAGGTATGCCTGACGATTTGCTGGTGTACCTGCTGGGCGGTTAGCAAATGCTTCTGCAACTGCGTCTGCAAGTGTACCGTTGTTCTTGATGATTCCTTGGAATGCATCTGTACCTGCGTAGAACTTTAGGTTAGACTTGATTGCACGGTACTTACGTGGCATTGCAAGAATAATATTCTGCATTACGTCTGTTGTCCATGCGTTGTTTGCAACTGTTACAACTGACTCGTTTGCGCCTGAGCCTGCTGCCTTAACCTTTGAAACGAAACCTTGCATGATTGAAAGGAAATCGCCTGTTGAACCGTCGCCATTAATGGCTAGGTCTTCAATGTCGTTAGCAAATGCATTTGTCATCAAGCGAACTAGATGATCTTCCAATGCTCCGCCTTCAATATTATCTTCAAGTGCTTCTGTTGAAACTTCCCAGTCAAGACGAATCTTCTTGGTTGTAAGTTCAACCTTAGAGAATACTGCACCTGCATTTGAGAATGTAGGCTGTGCCTGTGCTGCTGCACGGATGACACGCTCTCCAACGTTAACCTTTTCAAGTTCCATTGTGTTTGCACGCATTGTGACTCTACGTCCATCTTGAGCTAGTACAGTTGCATCCCATACATAATCAATAAAGCGACGAGCCTGCTCTGGTAGTAGAATACCGCCTGGTGTACCAGATGGATTTACTGCGTTTGGTCCAGAAAAATCTCCAAAGTTTGCAGTTGCAATGTTACCCATTACATCTGTTGGAGAAAGATTTCCAAGTGGTCCACGTGCTACTGCACCGCCGATGCCGCCTGAAACTGCAACGCCGTCACCTGTTGGATGATTAAAAGACTTTTGGATATCTGTGTTATTTTGTTCTGACATATTGTTCACCTCCTAGTGATTTTGTTTTAGTTAAATAGGTCGGAATTTTTGAGGAAACGTCCGCCCCATAGGGATTTCTGAATCACTTTAGGTGATTCCTGTACAATCTCGCCGAGATCGCCAGACTTGCGGAAAGCGGTATCTGCAACTACGGCATCTACGGTCTTTCCAAACTCGTTAAAGTTTCCCTTAACTTCCTTAACTTCATTTGTTACGGATTCAAGAGACTTTGTGATTGCATCAACATTGGCTTGCATAGCCTTTACTGTTGCTGCTAGATCGCTCAAGGCATTAGTTACAGAGTTTTGTATTTCAGAAACTGCTTTAGCAACTTCTGCTGTTGCAGATGCAACCTCAACGATTGCTTCATCATTCTTCTCTGTTACTTCTTCAATAGAAGGAGCACTACCCTCTTCAACAACTGCATCTGACTTTTCAGCTACAGTATCTTCTGTAACCTCTAGTGACTTTGCAACTGCCTCAGCAGGAGCCTCTGGAGCAACCTCAACTTCATTAACTACTTCTGCTGCTGGTGCTTCTAGCACATCAACAGACGATGTTGTTTCTTCTGTCATAGGATTATCCTCCTTTGCTATCTTAATTGTTCTAATGCCTTTTGCACTATCAACTAAGAACTTTATCATTGTGGTTTTTTCTGAATCATTCTTTTCAACAAATCCTATATTTTTCATTTCTTCACCAGATACTGGGCTTAGCTCAGTTTCATTTTCAGATATTGTAACGATTCCAGAATCTGAGTCCCAAAATACATTTTCAACAACTAAGTCTGCTGAAGATCCAGTAATTGTATTTACGCCGTCAACTTTTTCAACTGACATGATATTTGCAAACTGATTAGCAGGGGAATCAACAAGACTCAACTCTACTAAATCATATTCCTTAATAATTCTAATTGGTTTATCTGATTTTTCATCATAGCCGTCATCCCACTTATTCATTCGTCCCCCAATAGAAAAACCAGTATAAGTTCCGTCTAGAACCTTTTCCCAGGCATCTTGTGCACCCTTTGAAATGTAAGCAGAAACAAATACGCCCTTATAAAACTTTTTTGTTTCTGGATCAAAGTATTTTTCTTCTTTAAATGAAATCATTTTACCAACAGCTGATGGTTGGTGCATTTCACGAATGTTTCCACGGAACTTAGCAAAAGCATCCATTGAAGCTTCAGTAGTTACAATGTCATCTTGTTTATCTAGGTTATCCAAAGATGCAAAACCAGAAACAATTCTACGGCCTTCATCAACTTTTGTGAGAGGCATAGATAGGCGAACGTTGTCGCCATTGGTCGTCCAATGTGCTTTATTTATATTCATGACGATTCTATTATACCAAACCTTTTCAAACATTTCTCAGTTATTGAGACGCTCTACCCTCACCCTTTGGATTACGTCCAGTTGTTGTTGCTGGTCCATCGGATTGGCTATTTGTTCGTTCTGTATCCCTTGCTCTGTTACCTGCAAGGTTAGAGTTTGAATCTGCTGCTTGTCTTGGTGACATTACAAAAGGTGTATCTCCATCTGGATGTTGAGGCAAACCAATTGCTTCACGTGCCTCGTTAGGCATCATTACTTGAGTTTTAACATAGCGCTCAAGAATTTGTGATTGAGTTATCTCATCTGTAAGTGTAAGCTCATTAAACTTTAACTCCAGAATATCTGTCTTTTCCTTAATTATTTTGCTTATAACCTTATTTAAATGTCCTTGAGCTGGACGTGAAACCTGCTCTTTGAATGTACGGTCTTGTGCTATTGAGGCTGCAATTGCTGCTGAATCAGTACCGCCAAGTTTTGAAATTGGCACTTGGTGAGCAACAAGAATATCATCACGATTTTGCTTACGATACTCTTTAAAGGAACCATCTTGTATACCGTTTTCAATTGGCTCCATCTTAAACTCAACCTTGTTTTGGTCTGTATCCCCAGGGAGTGGGATGTAAAGAGTTCTATGTGATTGTGCCTTTAACCCTGTTTGCAGGAATCGGAACATCTTATCTTCTGCTTCGTTAGAAAGCTTTGCTCCTTTTAGAGTTACAACATAGCGTGGAACAGCCTTGTTCTCAAAATAATCAATGTTGTATTGAGATGCAAGTTGATCTCCAAGAAGGGATGGAATTGCTGCAACAATATCAGGAATACCATAGTATGTATTTAATGGTGAGTACTCTTTGATGTGAATAATTTCATTTGGTCGTGGATCTGATGTTACTGGGTTTGCATTGGTTGCACCAAAATTTCTAAAGTAAACAACCTTTTGACCAATTATCTGCATAAAGCCATCACGTAGGCGACGGATACGAATTGTTGTTGATGGTATATGTCCTACGTAACCAATATCTCCGTTTACTGTGCGACCAACTTCAATGAAACCATTTCCAGTTGATTCAAGGTCTGTGTATACCTTTTCCATTGTTTTTGTAAATGAATCATCATCGTTAAGGCCTTCAAGCCAATCACGCATTTCAAATTTCATTCTTTCAATACGCTTTCTTGCTTTATCTGTAGCACTTTGTTCTTTGCCTTCAAAGCTCAACATTGTGCGACCTGTTACTTCAAAAGAATATCCCAGTCCAACAATGTTAGCAACCTTGGCATCAATGGCAGCATGATTAGCAAAAGATGTATCATAAAAATTTGCAAGTTCATACAGATTAAATGGAGGAGTAATTACATCAAATAGGCCATACCCATTTCGGTATACTGTTCCAGGATTAATTGCTTTTGATCCAGCGTCAACACCAGTTGGAGTAGAATTAGCAGAATCTGCATACGCTTCTGTATTTATATCTACACCTGTTGATCCATATGCATACTCTGCTTTGCCAATACTTCTTGTTGTTCTACGACGAAAGTTTTGATCAAGTCCAGAAAATTCTTTTATTGTATCCCAAGACTTATTAAATGGATCTTGCTCCTTAAAAACGTTTTCCCGTTCTTCCTGAGTATTTAAACTTGCAGAAATGTATGTGTAATCAACATCTTCATTCATCAAAAGCCTCTCTTCCAGCAACGTTTAATGTATCCTGTGCTGCTTTCCATGCCCCAAGGTCATTCATTGAAGGAATCAAACCACTAGACATTCTGTCAAACTGTTCTGAATGCTCTTCATCAGAAATACGTGTTAGTCCAGGAACAAATATTGCTTCACCATCTCCTGGATCACCATAGTGCTTTGCTGCACTTTTAAGTTCCGCAATTTTAGTAAAATCGTTACGCATTGATTCAATATTTAGAACATTGCCACTGCCGTCAGTAAACCACTTTCCAGTAGACTTCTTGTATACATAAAGTCCCCAATCATAGTTCTTTTCAATGACCTTTTTACGGACATTTCCCACAATAGGCAAACCAGTCTTTTGATTAATTAATGGATTATTTACATTACTCATAACCATAAGTATACCATAACACTGTTAAAGTGAACAGCCAGTTACCATTAATAGAGTTTAATCTCACAGGCATCTGTTGAGCAATACTGCTCTCCTTCAGCCTCAAGATTTTCTACGCCATCATAAATAGCAGACCAGTCAATCTTACCAATTGTGCCTACATATGCGTTATATTCTTCTCTTGAGATTTCGCTATATGGTTGCTGTGGATAAACTTTATCTCCCATTGGCAAGAAGGATACAGCCTTTAACTGTCCTTCGTACATATTTAATGCTGGAGCAACAAACTTCTTTTCAGTGTCTTTGTCAAATGAAAGTGTTACAGAAACACCATTATCTGACCAATACTTCTGGGCTGTTGCTGCTAGACCAATCTTCTCAAATAGACTTACTTGTTTTTCTGCACGCTTGTGTCCTGAAGCAACTGGGAAGTATACCACTGAGGTATTTGCTGATACTAGATCTGCTTCAATCTTGTACCCTGCAGCTTTGAAAAGATGAAGCATTGGATCAGTATTTCCAAAGCGGATTGCACGTAGGTAGAATTCTCCACCTGGTCCCCAGTGAACTCCAGGTGTTGCACCAGAAAGAAGTGAAACAGATCCTGATGGCTTAACTGTTGTTACACGAACTGACTCACGAACACATAGCCACTCTGAGTATTTATGATCATAGTGACGAATCTTCTTGTATCCTTCGTCCATCCATTCACGAGTTGTTGGAAGACCGTATGTGTCTGCAAATGATGCAATACCTGTTAATGACGTTCCAATACGACGGTTACGTTGCATGATGCCGTTTGTTTGTGGCCAATGTGTTGGAAGAAGTGTTACAGTCTTTCCATAAAGGTACGCAAACTTCAACGTCTTGAGGAAGTCCTCCTTGGATTCATGACGATTTAAGTGCACTTCTACAAGTGTACAAAGTTCGTATGATTCCAATGGCTGCTCCGCACAAGGGTTGAAGCCCATAATGCGACTGTCCTTATAATCAGGAGCATCCGCAAGACGGCCATAATCACGGGCAACATCAAGCCAGATAAAACCTGGCTCTCCGTTATCTGCAATTAAATCTACATAGTCTTCATATTTTGTTCCAACTGTTGCTGAGATAGAGTTGTTTGACATCCATGCCCAACCTGGCTTTTCTGGATCGTATGAGTTGCGCTCTGGAAATACTTCTGGATTTTTAAGATTAATAAATCCATCATCTTCTGCAGTACCAAGTGCAAGAGTAGCAGAACGACGAACATTTCCTGATACCACACAGGTACCAATAAGATTAATAATATCAACAATAGCACGGCTGTCTAAGAACTCTCCTGCTCTAGAACCAATTACATTGCGAATGCGTGTATGGAGATCAATAAGTGGTGCTGGACCGCTTGCAACGCCTCCAAAGCCCTTAATAGGGGCACCTAGAGGACGGATTAGGTCATAGTTGAAAAGCTGAATTGATTGATTCTGGCGTAGGAACGAATTTATCAACATACGAACTGATTCAACCCATCCTTCACGAGTATCAGGAATTTCATAGGTTGACTCTGGCTCTGTAGGTGCATAGATTGACATTTTTTTGTCTTGTCCAAGGGTATCAAATCCAACTCCAATACCCAGCATTAATGCATCCATTACCCAAGCAAATAATGCACCAGGATCATTGCGATCAAGGTCTCTAGTTGAAACCATTGCACAATTTTGTAGGGATGAAGAGTTACGCTTCTCCATAGTCATTGGTGTACCAAATGCCCAAAGACCACGACCTGGGGGAGTCCACTTTAATTCAAACATTCTTTGAAAGGCTTCCTGTGCAGACTTCTGTGCTTTGTTATCATTCCATGGTAAACGATTATCTTTAGCATGATTTTTTTGAACTGAATACATACCCTCAATTACACGACGACAAACCTCATGCCATCGTTCTTTTGTTCCGTCTTCTTTAACACGAGAATATGTACGAATAAACGTTATTTCTCCTAATGAGTTTGACCCTGCATCTGAAAATCCAAATGGGGCTGGAGTAAATTGATATTTATTTACAAAATCTTCTGATAAACGAAATGAAAATACGCTCTCTAACATTTTTATGTACCTTTCAAAGTAAAATTAACGGAGTGCTTTATGTTTTCTAAAGCAGTACCTAAGTATAACATACTTTAAAAAGAAAAACACGCTCATAAAGAGCGTGTAAATCTTTAGTATAGAGTTAGTACTCTATTTTTTTATAAGTACTAAGCTGTTAAGTCTCCGATTAATACCCAAGTATTTTCAGCACGCTTGATAAGTGTTGCTCCACCCCATTGTGCTCTAATCTTAAGTCCTGGAGTAGCATTAACTGTTACTCCTGCAGTAGCTGCTACTGTTGTTTGTCCTGAACCAACCTGTAGTATATCAATCTGAGTTCCTACTGGGTATGCGACTGATGAGTTTAGTGGTACTGTAAGTGTGTTTGCAGAACCAACATTCATTTCAACTAACTTTCCTCTGTCAGCCAAAACTAGAGTGTATGATGCTGTCTGTGCACTAGTAGCAATTTCTGAAAGAACAACGTTACCAGATCCATCTTCATTTGTAATCATTGCTGCAAAGTTAGCAGATGTTGGAGTTGCAAGGAATGTTGCTACTCCAGTTCCAAGACTTGATAGTCCAGTACCGCCGTTAGCAGCTGTAAGTGGGTTTGTAAGTGTTAGTGTAGGAATTGTTGCTGTACCTGTAAATGTTGGTGAAGCAAGTGGGGCATAAGTTGATGCTGCAGTTGCTGAAGCGAGCTTAAGATCAAGTGCTGTTTGTGTAGCAGTTGATATTGGCTTTGCTGTATCTGCTGTGTTGTCAACTGAACCTAGACCAACCATTGACTTTGTTATACCAGACACAGTACCAGTGAATGTTGGTGAAGCAAGTGGAGCCTTAGCTGCAAGTGCATTTGTAATTGTTGTTGAGAATGATGCGTCATTTCCAAGAGCAGTTGCTAACTCGTTAAGAGTGTCAAGTGCTGCTGGTGCTGATGCTACAAGATTTGAAACAGCTGTTCCTACGAATGCTGTAGTTGCAACCTGTGTGGTATTTGTACCAGCTGCTGCTGTAGGAGCTGTAGGAGTTCCTGTAAGTGCTGGTGACGCTAGTGGTGCTTTTAGATCTAGAGCTGTCTGGGTTGCTGTTGAGACTGGCTTAGCTGAATCAGCTGTATTATCAACAGACCCTAGCCCAACCATAGACTTTGTTATACCAGAAACTGTACCAGTAAATGTTGGGCTAGCAATTGGTGCCTTTAAATCTAAAGCTGTCTGAGTTGCTGTAGATACTGGCTTAGCTGTATCTGCTGTGTTATCAACAGATCCAAGTCCAACCATAGCCTTTGTAATTCCTGATACTGTACCAGTAAATGTTGGTGAAACTAGTGCTGCCTTAGTATCAATCTGTGTTTGAATTGATGATGTTACGCCATTTAAGTAACCAATTTCTGTATCATCAACGTTTGCTACCTTAGCCTGAATTGCTGTTGTATTTACAGAAATTTCTCCAGTTGCATCGTTGTATGACAATCCTGTACCTACAGCATTTCCAATAGCATCCTGTGCTCTTTCATCTGTAAAGTACTTGTTGTTTGATCCTTCTGTAAGGTTGTCTGTTGTTGAATCAGATACGCCGTTTTCGGCAGTTATTACTAAGCCATCCTTGTTGCCTGTAATAGTAATATTAGTCTTTGTAGCTCCAGTTAATAGTGCTGCTGCAGCTGTTGCTGCATCAGTTCTAACTATGTTGTCTTGAGCATCAACATAAGTAGTTGTAGCTAGTAGTGCAGTATTTGCAATACCGTGGACATCTGTTGTATCTGAATTATGTGTTGAAACTGCTGAGCTAATTGCTGAAGCAGTTGCTGCTGTTGTAGCAAGTGCTGCTGTGTCTGCAATTCCGTGTACTGATGTTGTATCATCAGAGTGTGTTGTAACTGCTGCGCTAATTGCTGAAGCAGTTGCTGCTGTTGTAGCAAGTGGTGATATTGCTGTTGCAATTGATGTAGAAACAAGTGATTGTGTTGCAAGCTGTGCAGTATCTTCAATACCATGGATACCTGTTGTATCTGATGCGTGAGTTGATAAATTTCCTCCAGCAGTGTTTAATGTGCTTGTAATTTGTGCATCAACATAAGATGTACTTGCCTTTGTTGCAAGAGAAGCAGTCATTGTTGCTGCATATGATGCATCATCATTAATTGCTGCTGCTAGCTCATTAAGAGTATTAAGTGCTGCAGGTGCTGTGTCAATAATACTTGCTACAGCAGCATCTGTATAATTTGTTGCTGATGTAATTGCTGCATCTCTGGCTGCTGTGGCCTTTGTGGTAGCATCAGTTCCTGCTGCTGTAATAGCCTCTGACTTAGCAGTTGCTATTGCTGTAGCCTGAGCAGTTGACACTGGCTTGTTAGTATCTGAAGTGTTGTCTACAGATCCAAGACCAACATCTGCCTTTACTAATCCTACTGGAGAAGTAATAGTCTTGTTGGTTAGTGTTTGTGTACCTGTTGTTGTAACTAAAAGTGAAGTATCCGCAATACCATGAATGGCTGTTGTATCTGCTTGGTGGTTAGAAAGGTTTGTGGCAACTGTTGTAAAGAAAGCTGGATCATCGCCAATGGCTGCTGCCAGTTCATCAAGAGAGTTAAGGAGTCCTGGTGCTCCAGCAATAGTTGTAGCAAGGTCAACGAAGTATGGTAGGTTTAACCAGTGGTTTACTCCATCACCAATTTTAAATTTATTTGTGTCTGACTCATAGCCAATTTCACCTATTGCTAGGATTGGACCATTTCCGCTATTTGTAGAGATCCACTGCGCTGCAGTGCCTCTACGCTGTTGCATTCTTGTTGCCATTTACTTGCTCCTCCAGGTATCAGTAGTAATATTATAACAGATTTTAATTGAAGTTATCAATTGAACTTCCGCCATCCCACGTTTCTGTGAATACAGTAGTATTGTATGCACCAGTTTCTATTAATGCTCCCACTGTGTCATATGATCCACCCTCAATGAATATACTTGCAAGCATTCCGTTTCCATCAATAGATGTATCGTGAATATGCTCTTGTAATAATTCTGCATCTGCCATATTTGCTAAAGCAGCCCACTGACCATTGTAATAAACATGTACTCTGTTATAAACAGTGTCATAGTATAGCTGTCCGCTTGTTGGACTTGCTGGTGGTGTTGATGATACCGCCATAGATCCTGTTGCAGCATCTACATATGCCTTAGTTGCTGCATGTGTTGCAATAGTAGGTGTTCCTACTGTTACTGCACCGCCAAAAGATCCACCAAGGCCAACGATTATGCCATTCTTTACTTTAAAATCTTTATTAACCGTTGACACTTGGCTTCTCCTTTGTTAGATTACTTTAGTAGTGTTCCGACAACAGTGACTGTTGAGGAATTATTAGCAGTAGTTACTAGAAGTTGTACATTTGATCCGCTGACGCCTGCTGATATAGTCATTGCTGAACCATTTGTTCCAATTGTTCCGTACTCTGTTATTGCAATATTGTCAGCTGTATCAAGTGTCAAAAGAACCTTTGATATTTCTGTATGAACTCCATAAGCAGTCTTAACCAAGAACTCTGCTGAACGATAATCTGCCTTAGCAAAAGCGTATGCTACGTTTGAAGCACTTGCTGTTGGTACAGAAATTGTTGCAGCTACCTGAGTTGCAAGAGCGTTAATGTCTACTTCTGTAAAGTTTGGAACAACTGCTTCAAGAGCAGTTACTGCACGAGCATTTGTGAAGTAAAGATTTGTACCTTCTGCAAGGTTAGTTGTTGTAGAGTCTGCTACACCGTTTTCTGCGGTAATAACAAGACCTGAACCTGAACCAGTAATTGTGATATTTGTAAGTGTTGCACCAGTCAAAAGATCTGCTGCTGCTGACTTAGCACGAGCTGTTGTATGGTAAAGGCTTGATCCTTCTGCTACATCAGATGTTGTAAGTGCATCTGCATATGCAATTGCAGCTGCTTGTGCAGCATTAGCCTTTGATGTTGCATCTGATGCTGCAGTTGAAACTGCTGTTGATACATTAGCTGTAGTTGCTAGAAGTGAAGTATCTGCAATTCCATGAATATTTGTTGTATCTGATTCATGTGAAGAAAGCGCTGATGCTGCAGTTGCTTCTGCACCTGACTTGGCATTGTTGGCCTTAGTTGTTGCATCTGTTGCTGCTGCTGAGATAGCTGCTGCTTGAGCTGCGTTAGCCTTTGAAGTAGCATCAGTTGCTGCTGCGGTTGTGGCTGCAGATTGTGCAGCGTTTGCCTTTGAAGTAGCGTCTGCTGATGCAGTTGCTTCTGCTGCTGATTGTGCAGCGTCTGCTTCTGCCTTAGCGAATGCTGTTGTAGCAATCTGAGTTGTACTTGTGTCTGCTGCTGCTGTTGGGGCTGTAGGTACGCCAGTCAATGCTGGTGAAGCAAGTGGTGCCTTTGTGCCTAAAGCTGTTGTAATAGTTGTTGTGTAATTAGCATCGTCATTAATTGCTGCTGCTAATTCATTTAATGTATTAAGAAGTGCTGGTGCGCCATCTACAACTGAATTAACTGCAGTAGTAATTGCTGCATTACGATCTGTAACCTCTGTTGCAATTGCTGCTGAGATTGCTGATGTACTTGCTGATGCTGCTGCAGCAATTGCTTCTGTTTTAGCTGTTGCTACATTTGCAGTAGTTGCCAGAAGAGAAGTGTCTGCAATGCCGTGAACATTTGTGGTGTCTGCTTCGTGATTTGTAAGTGCTGTAGCTGCTGCTGAGATAGCTGCTGCCTGTGCAGCGTTAGCCTTTGAAGTTGCGTCTGAGGCTGCGGTTGCTACGGAGGCTGCATCACCAGAAACTCTTAGAGCTGCTTCTGCAGATACCTTAGATGTTGCGTCAGCTGCTGCTGTTGAAACTGAAGCTGCATCTCCTGAGACTCTAAGAGCTGCTTCTGCTGCTACCTTGCTGGTTGCATCTGAGGCTGCTGCAGAT